ACTCCGCGTTGGCTCGCCAGCCGCGGTCGTTGCCTCCGGTCAAAAACGGCGAGTCGGGAATCTTCTCGAGCGCGGCCTCGTACTCGTCCTTCCAGCCGTTGTCCTTCAGGCGAGCCGAGAGCAGCCGAGAGCGCTTCTGGCCGAGGCTTTTAACGGCCGGAATCTTGCCTCCGGTTTTTGTGGCCATTGCGTTCCAGGCCGTGACGAAATTTGCAACGGCGCCGGAGGGGGGATGGGCCGCGGCCTTCGGGCGCGGCGAGCGGGCTTTTCTCTTCCCCTCCCCTTCACCCTCACCTTCACCCTCACCTTCACCCTCACCCTCACACATCCCCGGTCGCTTTGTCGACTCTTGGCTCAGGTTTTGGTCAAGGTTTTCGTCATCGTCCTTCCACTTGATATTACCCTTACCCCTTACACCGGGTATAGTTATGCGTCCATCGGCGTCCACCTCAATCAAGCATTTTTGCTGCAAGTTTGATACATGCTTTTGGACGGACCTTGTATCCATCCCGGTCAGGTCTTGTATAGCTCTTGTATCGTACCAGCTCGGCAGCCGTACTCTCCGCAGGTGGAACGCGTCCACCCACAGCATCATAAAGAGGTACCTGGCGAGCGGTGGCAGGCTCCTAAATCGGGGATCTGTGCGTACAAAATGCGTTTCAATAATGGCATAAGGTGCATATTCTCGGCGCGATTTTCTGTCGCTGCTCACGGGGCCACCTCAAAGCCGATAAGGCTGCCGACCGAGGCGACAGCACCTAATGCCAGGAGGCAAAAGGAACCCCGGTCGGCAACCCTATCTGCTCTGTTCACAAGTCCTCCTGGGCAAGGTGCTGTCAGGCTCAATTTAGCTCGCCTTCCGTCCCCCGTCAAGTCCGTTCGTTCAGAAAAGTCGGCCCCCGATTACCAGCTTGTATTCCCACAGCCGGTCGCCATCTTTCTGGCGGCGCTTGGCCACCGGGAAGTACTTCCTCAGCTCGCGCATGCGCCGCAGGCCGCTCGTTGCGGGCCTCCCGCCCTTCCCGGCTATCGACCGAATCTGCTCGGCGTCGTGCCACTTGCCGTCGCACATGAGCGCAAGCACCCGCAGAGTGCTCTCGCCCAGCTCCACCATGTCCTCGACCGAAAGGATCCCCTCGCCCCCAAGGGACCGAATCTTCCTTAGTATCGAATAGCTCGTGCGTTCCTTCTCAACCGTAGCGCCCACGATAACCTCCGTCCCCCCATTCGCAGTCTGTTGGTAGTGGAGGTGGGCCCTGCGCATCAAGGCGCAGGGCCCCCTGGTGTTACTCGCCGGGCTCGAACGCCGACTCGACCTCGAAGGACTCGATGCGGCAGACCTCCTCCTCATCCTTGCGGGTGAGGTGGATGAGCAAGCGGTCATCGTCGCGCTCGATTTCCTCGTCGTCGATTTCGTCGCCGTGTGCCGCCCCGACGTGCTGCAGAGCCGCGGCCAGGTTGTCGTAGACCCCCTGGTTCGCCGTGTGCCCCTTGACGTAGACGTCCGTCACTATCCAGATGCGCATGGCTACTCCTTCTCCGGGACACGGCCCTTCATGGAGACCTTCTTGCCGCACTTGGCGCAACGGTACTCCTTGACAAGCGCTGCGCCGACGTAACCGGTGAGCACCGACCGCTTCTTGCGCTCCACCTGGTCCGAGCCGCAGTGCTCGCAGGTGACCATGACGCCCTTGTAGTGGTGCGTGGCGGGGTCGCCATAGGTTGAGCAACCCGTAGCCAGCACCCCCAGCAGGAACACTCCCATCAAAGTTCTCATATTGCCTCCTCTCGTTAGACCGGCTGTGTGGGGTTCGGAACCGCGTCGGGGTCACCCCCCGAGGGCGGCGTGAGGTCGACGACCTCGGTCTCGTCGGGGCTTCCCGGCTTGGCATCCGGGTCGGCGGTCTTTTCGCCCTCATAACCCGAGGGCGCGTCGGCCGCTGCCTTCTCGATCTCGTCGAAGGCGTCCTCCACGATCTGGGCGATGTTGCCACCGGGCACCTCGCCCAGCACGCCCTGGTTCTTGGATGCGAGCACGATGGGCTTCTTCTGCCTCGCGCCCCACATCAGGAAATCGCAAACCGCCTCGATCTTGTGCTTGGTCTCCACTTCTCCTCCTCTCAGAACTCCATTGAGTAGGCCATCTGCTGGAAGACATCCAGCCTGGCCATGAACGCCTTGTCCTTGGGGTCGGGCAACTGTTGCCCGGCCTCCCACCTCGCTATCGTAGAGCGCGACCGGTTGAAGTAGGCCCCCGCCTGCTCCTGGTTCATGCCCAGCGCCTTGCGCGCCTTGGCAAACGCCGCACCGAAACCGCGCTGGGGAGTACCCTTCCTGCCGCGCAGGCGGCGGGTGAGCATCATCACCGGTTGGATATCCTCTCGAGCGCACGAACCAGGGCCTGCTGTAAGAGGCAGGCGTCGGGCAAAGCCCGATGCACGGGCACCGGGTCCCCCACGCCGCTCATCTCGAGCAGTAGGCTGCTATCCCATCCGCAGTAATGGAAGGGCCATTGCATGGCGGCCATGATCCGCTTCATAAAGGCCCACTCAAACTGGATGTTATCGCTCAGCAGGACCATGCTCTTCGTGGGGTTGCTGTATTCTTCCACCAGCTTAAATATAGAGGGGGCTATATCCGCGTCCTTTCTTCCCCGCAGTTGGATGTCCTCTACCTTTATGCCGTGTATCGCTGCCGCCTTGGAGTGCTCGGGGCGCCAGCCTCCCGCCTGCGAGGCCAAGGCGTCCCACAGAATGAGGTGTTGATATACGCCCTTCACCACAAAGTTGCTGTCGGTGAACACGCACCCCACCTCGATGGGGTAGTCCTTCACGGTATCGACGCCCGTGGTTTCGAAATCGCAGATGCAGAAGGTTGTCCGCGGATCAATCATACCACATCCTCCAGTTGGATGATCACGTAGCCCGGTCGAAGGCCCGGATGGCAATAAAGGATGTACCCGCAGCGCTTGAACTCCTCACGCCCGGTGTAGTCCTCGGTGCGGGGATCCCACTCGCGCAGGTGCAGCTCGTCGCCAGGCGAGAACTTCCGGTCGTCCTCGCGCAGCTCGAAGGTCTTCGTGCCGTCCAGCACGGCCTCGAAGTACTCCGGCCAGGTCTTGAGCTCGTGCGTCTTGGGCTCGCTCATCGCTTCTTACCCTTCAGCTTCTTGCGCATGGACGCCACGCGCTCGATGACCATGGCCACCTGCCTGTCACGCTTATTATCCCACCAGGACTCGCGTCCAATGGCGATGCCTGCGGCTTGAGCCACATCCTCCAGGGCCTGGTGAAACTCCATGACGAGCCCATCGCGAGACTCCATCGCATCCGCCAGCTCTTCGCGCGCCTTAAGCATGGCCTCCATGTACTCGTCGCATTCTTTCTTGAGGCGGTCTCGTTCTGCTATCAGCTCGTCTATCTTGGCTGCCCCCTGAACCATCAGCTCATTATCTTCGGCCTGCCCCATGGCTAGCTCCTTTCCCGCAGCTCTTTGAGCATCTGCAGCTTCTCGGCCTCAAATGCCTTAAGGTCGATGTCGAAAAAGCGCGCCAGCAGCTCCTTGATGCCCCGCTCGCCAAGGCCGGGAAGCCATGCTTGGAGAGCACCGTCTTCATAGGTGGCCAGCTCAAACCGCTCCTCGCCAAGCCATTCTAGGAACCCGCCAATGGTACGCGAGGCACGGAGGTTGTCCTCAACCTTGCGGTGCTCGGGGTACCTGTCCTCCAGGAGCGCAGCCTTTTCCTCGGCGCTTATGCCATTTGCCATTCCGGCACCTCCTTCCATTCCTTCCCGAGCAGCCTCGGGTCGTTTTCCTTAGATGCGGAGCCCCATCCCTTGAAGAAGAAGGGAACTCCGGGGTTTGCGCATTGTGCGCAGAGATCTTCGGCCCAGCGGCGCTCCATGGGACGTGCGCCGGGGCCATTCTCGCCTCCGACGATAACCCAGGCGCGCTTGCCAAGCCGCAGGAACTCCTCCGGAAGCTCGAGAGGCCCCAAGAGGGGCTCGATGCTCAGGAAGAGAACCGGCGCCTTGATTTCGATCAGGTCGTAGACCTTGTAAACCTCGTCCTGGTTGCAAACCGTTACCCCCGGCCAGACGTTGCCCAGGGTGTACCATGCAGGCCAGCTGCGCTTGGCCCTTGCCGAGCGCTTTGTGAGCGGCAAGTAGACGTGCCGCCCATAGGCCGCGAAGTAATGGAACGCCTTTTCTATGAAGGCATCGGTCACGTCCATGTGGAACAGGTCGCTCCACACGGCCCAGGCCGCGGGCTTCTTGCGCTTGCCGGGAAGCGTGAGCCGGTCCTCGCGGACGGTCACCGCGGCTGCCTCACCGCCCTTGAAGCGCTTCTCCATGGCCTTAAGCCAGCAGTGGGCGCAGCCCGGCGAGCAACGCGTGCAGCCCTCGACCAAGGTCAGGGCCTTGTCCCACCAGAGGCGCTTGTCGATGCGGTCGAACATCAGGCCATCACCAGGCAGCCCAGGGCCCAGGCCAAGGGCACGAGGATGACCGCGCCGAAAAGGGCGGCGTCCTTCCAGCTCCACGTCACCGGATTCACATCGCTGGGACCACGGAAAGTCAGTCGGTTAGGCACAGGGCGTCTCCTTTCGCACAGGCCATACGTATGGCAGGTCGGCCCGCAGCTTGGGCCAGAACCGCCGATAGTGCTTGGGGTTTTTCCGGAGCAGGTTGCTGCGATGGCCCTCGTGGAATCGGCGCTTGCCGAGCCAGGGTGGCGCCTCCACGCCCAGGTGCTTTCGGGTGCGACGAAACATCTCGATCAGCTTGCAGCGACAGCCATCGCGGTATCCGCGGCGGATCCATTCCCGGCAGATGACCATGGCATAGCGCCAGAGATGTAGCTCGTAACCCTTCCACATGAGCACCGCAGGGTGGTTGCGCCATCCCTTTGTCTTTCCGGTCAGGACTCGCAGTATTTGCAGGCACTCGACACGCTGCTTGCCCAGGCGCTGGCGGTCCAGCACCCGGGCGCAGCGCTCGAAGTCGGGATAGGGGAGGAAGGTCTGCATGGCTACTTGCCGAGGGCCTTTTGAACGGTCTTGATGGCGCGCAGCATGCCGCTTCGGCCCGCGCGCTCCATCATCCAGTCGTAGTAGTCGGCCAGGGTCTTGCCGTCGAAGCTGGGGTGGGGCAGCTTGGTCATCTCGTCGCGCCGCGCCGCGCACCACTCGCGCCCTTCGGCTATCTTGGCCATCTCTTTCTTCTCGCGCGCCTCCCGGCGCAGGGCGTTGACCTTGCGGTTGACCGCCTTCTTCATGCCCGCGTCCCCGGTCTTGCCAACGCAGGTGCTGCCAACGTCGAACTCGTTACCGTCCGCCGAGCGGATGATGAAGACATGAGCGATGCCCTCGCCGCAGTACTTGCAGACGCCCATGGGCTGCCCGGGGGAGCCCGCCGTGTGGGTTACGCCGCCCTTGACGGAGATGACCTTGGGGCCTACGTCGTAGCGGTAGCCGACGACGCGGAAGGGGGCCTTACCAAGCCCCGCCTCCTCGAACTTGTGGAGCTTTTCGTCGGCGCGCTTCTCCAAGGCGCGAACAATAGCGGCGGCCTGTTCGGCCTGCTCGTTGGCCGCGATGTACTCGGCGGCGCGATCCCGTTCCTGCGGGCTCATGCCACACCCGCCTTCTCGATGGCCCTACGGAGCTTCATGCCGCGTTCGTGCTGGTCCGTGCCGGGCTCGCAGTCGCAGAGCCAATCGGCGGCCTCGACCGCCGCCGCTAGCAGCACCGGCTCCGCCGCGAGCTCCTTCGCCACCTCGAACGCGCCCTTGCCCTCTACCTTCACGAGAACGTCGGGTCTTGCCATGTCCGTCAACTCGTAACCGTGCGTCACCGCCGATACCAGCCAGCCTTGTTCCGTCTTCATTGCTCCAGCCCCTTCAAAGCAACGGCGCGAGACGAGAACTCCGGGCTGGCAGAGTGCACCGTTGCGGTGCTTCGCATCTCGTCTCGCGCCTGAAAAATCCATTGTCTCTGCCAGCCCTTTCGTGTTGCCTTTCACCAGTAATATACGGCCAGGGCGCTACAAATTCAAGACAAAAAACGCGAAAATTGAGCGCTCCATAAACCCTTGGCGTGTCGGGGGTTTGTGGGATGCCCTGGGGTGGGCCGAAACGGGCTGACGCTACACTTTTGGCCCCTTGCGCCCGACGTAACCCCTTGACGGCCAAGGGCCGAGTCCGTATAGTTGGGAGCACATGGCGCTATCCATTGAGAGGCACCGTTGAAACGAAAAGCTCAACCAACAACGCATACCGCAAGCGGGGGGCAGGGGCCCAAGGGTCCCTCGTGGAATTCCTGAAAGGAGGCAGCGCGTGTCCGACCTACAAGCGGAGCTCATGAAGGCCGTCAAGAAGGAAATGCGAACGACGGCGAAGCAGGAGGTGCAAAAGGCCGCGCGAGACGCGGTGGAACCCAAGGGCGAGGGCCTTGACGACGACGAGCTGGAGGCGCTGGAGGCCGAGCTCACGGCGGCCGACCGCCTGCTTGCGCCCATCGAGGATTACCGGGCCCTATCGGTAATCTCGGGCAAGTCGGTGAGGTGGCTCGCCACCAAGGCCATCGACCCATACAAGTGCACGCTGGAGGTCGACCGCCGGGCACCGAAGATCCACAACGGCATAAAGATCAAGACCGGACTCCTGCGCGACTGGAAATTCCAGTGGCCGTTCGACGTCGAGCGCGTGAAGGAGCGCCTGGAGGAAGAGCTCGGCGGCGAGGAGTACGTCTTCTACCTGCGCGTCGACGGCAAGCCGCTCCGCAGCTGGCCGGTCACCTTCGACGCCGAGCCGAAGAACCCGCCGACGAATCGCAAGCAGGCGGTCGGCCCCTTCGGCAAGGAGGGCGATCCGCTGGAGAAGGCCCGCAAGGAGGAGGAGAAGAAGGCCGAGCTCCTGGAGGCGCGCAAGCGCCGCATGCAGATAGAGCGGGAAATAGAGAAGGAGAACCCCGAGCCCGACGACGGAGAGGGCCTCGAGATTCCAACCGACATGATCACGCGCGAGGAGGCGGAGGCAATCGCCGCGGACAAACTCGAGAAAGAGCGCCTCGTCAACCGCATGGAGCGAATGCAGATAGAGAGCGACCGCAAGTTCGAGGCGCTCATGTCGGAGCTGCGGTCCGAGCGCAATAACGGAGGCAGCAGCGAGGTTTTGGTCCAAGCAATCAACCAATCCAGCCAAAATATGATGGAAGGCCTCAAGCTCGTGGTATCCAACATCGGGACGCAACTTACCTCCGTTCAACAGAATAGCTCCTCTCAATTCGACAACATGCTCAAGCTCATGCAGTTGTCTCAGGAGAGCTCGAACAAGACCGCGGCGGCCCAGGCCGATGGGAAGGCGCGCGAGACGGATCTGCTACTGCAGCTCGTCACCCAGAAGTCGGAGAACCAACAGCTGAACGCCGACAGGCAGATGGAGCTGATGCGTATGGGCATGGAGTACGCCGCGCAGTTTGGTGGCGGCGGCGGCAAGGGCGGCGACCTCGACTGGGCCAACGATGCCGCCGGGACGCTGGTCAAGGTCATCACCGCGAACCTCGCCAAGGACAAGGCCACAGAGGCGGCGGCTGGTGGACAGCCGGGTGCGCTTCCGGCACCGCAGGAAATAGACGAGGCGCAGGTGAACGCGGCAGCCCAGGAGATAGCCCAGCGCGCGGTAGCGAAACTACGCCGCCAGGCCCAGCTCCGCAAAGACGCAATCGCGGCGGCGGCAGGTGAGGCGCCTTCCGGAAGTGCTCAGCAGGATGCGGCTACTGTGGACAACCCCCCCCAAACATCCCCAGCACAGCCCGCACAACCCGCAGGCGCGGCGGCAGCGCCTGCAGCTCCGGGTGCCCCGGCACAGCCCGCTGGCACACAGGAAACCGCTGGCGGCCAGGGGTATGCGGTGTTCGTCGCCAAGATGACGGGGCTGCTAAACCACGAGCTCGCCGAGCGCCCGGTCGAGTCCCGCTTTGTTAGCGAGGTGATGGGCGGACCGCCCGAGATTCGCCAGCGGGTGGCCGCGGTGCAGAGCATCACCGACCTCATGGACATCGCGGCACCGCACGTAAACCCCGAGCTTATCGGGGAGATAGGCTCGAAACTCATCGACGAGAAGGCCCAGAACTGGCTCACGCGCAGCATCGTAGAAATCAAGGAGGCCTGCGGGGTTTCCGTAGAGCCCCAGGAGGGGGTGTAGCATGACCGACCAGAACAACCAGGCCGCAGGCGCCGCGGGCGAGATCGTGGGCCAGCTGGCCAAAGCCGTAGCCGGTCGCATGATGGGCGACATCCCCGAGGAGGACAAGGCGGGCATCCTGCAGGACTACACCGAGGAGATAGGCACCTTCAACTTCCTCGTGGGGCACCTGGTCAACACCATGGAGCGGTTCGCCGTGTACGAGGAGGACTATCGGTGCCGGTCCCTGGTTGACTACATCAAGCTCTGGAACCGGGCCGTGCGCGATGAGGCCTCCGAACGCGACAAGGCCATCGCCGATGCCGAGGCCGCCCAGGGGCAGGAAGATGCGGAGGCCGCGGTCGACGATGGGCCCCACGAGCCCGAAGATGGCGAAGAAAGCGCGGGAGAGGTCATCGAGGCCGACTTCCGCGTGGAAAAGTAGGCATTGCGGGCTTGACTTAAGGAACTGTCAACGATTATAATAGCAGTGCATTGAAAAGGGGACTAGGGGAGGCCGGGTACTCGTTCGCGGCTCCGGCCTCCCTGATTAGGCTTCGGGGGAAGCGGCCTATGCCTGGTGACTAGCGGATACCGCGCGATACGCTGTAAAGCCTGTAATAGATCCCTCTTCCGCGTTCACGCGGGAGAGGGTTTCATTTCCCTGTCGATCAAGTGTCCCTCGTGCAAGGCCAAAGAGCACATCACCATCCGGGACTTTACCCCCACAACCGAGCGAATGAACCCAACAGGAGAAGGCGATGTCCTTCCTCGAATCCATTCCTGCGGGGCGGCCGGGAACTAGCCGCACCATCGGACGCATGCGTGAGCTTGCCACGCGCGATGCTCGGAACTGGCGGTTCATCCGCATCGCCACGCGCATCATCGCGGGCTGCCCGCACAAGAGCTACCTGTGCCACGGCAAGCGCATCCTGCACTTTGTGAAGCGATATGTGCAGTACGTGCCCGACCCGGCCACATCCGTGGAGAATGGGAGCCAGATAGAGCTGGTGCAGGCGCCCTTCCAGACTTTGCGGCGACGGGCCGGAGACTGCGACGACACCTCGACCCTGGTAGCCGCCCTGGCGATGGCCGTGGGCATCCCCGCGCGTTTCGCCACCATCAAGGCCGACAAACGGCGCACGGACGAGTTCAGTCACGTGTACGCCGAGCTGCAGGTCAATAACAACTGGATGGGGGCGGACGCCTCCGTCGCCAAGAGTTACCTGGGATGGCAGCCTCCCGTGCACTACGGGAAGGAAACCTGGAGGATTTAGGCATGAAGCGCAAGCGCGAGTTTTTCCCCAGCACCCACGTCGAGGTGACCCGTCGCCAGGGGATAATCCGGGACATCTTCGGGATGGGCAATTTCTACGAGCCGCACGACTTCTATAACCCCCTGAACGTCCGCGGACCGGAGTTCCGGAGGAAGATAGTCGAGCGCGCCAAGCGCGTCATGGCCAAGGCCCCGGAGCGCCAGCGCCTGGCGGCCACGCGCAAGGTGCTCGCCGAGAAACTGGTCACCCGCAAAGGTCCGGCGGTCGGTAAGGCCATCGCCGCGCGGCGCCTGGAGATAGAGGCCCGCAAGAAGGGGCTCAAGCCCATTTCGCCGCGCACCAAGGCGCTGGCCAAGATGATCCCCCCGAAGCTCTACCGCAGCCTGCGTTCAGGGCCCAAGGACGACGTCATGCGCCTGCCCGCAACCCGGCAGACCTACCTCGTGACCGCGCCCCAGCCGGTGCTTCGAGACGAGTACCAGCTTCCCACTCCGCGGCATGCCTACAACCGGGTGGGCAAACTGGTGGCCCCGGGCAGCGAGCAGCCCTACGTGGACCCCGCGTCGATCAACGTCCAGACCGATGCCTACCAGCGCACGGCGAACCAGGTCATCCAGGTTAGCCAGGAGCCGCACCCGACGTTCTACGACGAGGAGGTGCCCTCGACGTGGTTCAACCCCATGGAGAGCATGACCAAGCGCGGCGACCAGCCCTTTGTCCCCAAGGACCGCGGCATCGGTGAGCCCGAGAAGACCGCGGTCATCCACGAGAAGGATTACGGGCTCTTCCAGCACATCGACAAGCAGCTGCGCCCGCCCATGCTCATCTCCAAGGAGGAGATGGGCTTCCCCTACATGCGCGGCGAGGCACAGCGCTACGCGGGCATGACCAGCGGTGCCGCGGCCGTCACGCCGGTGGACCCCAGCGTCATCAAGGGCCAGCCCTGGCAGAGCCCGGCCTTCGCGCACCACAATCTGCCCGAGGGCACCATCCAGAACGACCCCGACCCCGAGGCGGGGATGGGCGCATGGCCCTCGGGACTCGGCATCGACTCGCGCGAGATGGCGCACAAGCTCTACGACCGCATCAGTTTCCTGGAGCAGGAGATAGAAGGGCTCAACCCGGCCGCCATGGCGGACGTCGCATCGGACTTCGCGGTCCAGCGCGCGACCATCCAGAGCCTCTTCGAGGACATCGAGAGAACCCCAACGGCGGGCGTGGTGGAGATAGCCAAGTCGGCGACCTTCATGGCTACGGGGAAATACTACCTCGAGAAGCTCGAGAAGGAGTACGAGAAGGTCTCGAGGGAAGCACCGAGGCCGGTGCCGGTTGTCCACGCCGAGCCGGTGGTTTCCGAACCCGTCAAGAAGGCCGCGCTCGGCGTCGGAGCCGTAGCCGCGCTCGCAGCCCTGGGCGTCGGCGGATATCTGCTCTATAAGGCCAGCTAGGAGGCATACTGATGGCCCGCATCGGCTGCAACCGCAATTATATAAGAGACTTCTTTGGAATGGGTACCTACGCCTGCCTTCCCAGGCTTGAGCGCCCAGACGAACATGCCCAGGTCGTGAATCGGGGCATGGGCGACCTGTACTCCGAGAGTGAGGCGCGCGGGATCCTTGATGCAGCCAACGCAGCGGCGACCAGCGCTCAGGCCGCCTATAACAAGGCGTATCCCGAGCTGGTGAAGACCCAGGTCGACACGCTCTACAAGAAGAGCCTGCCCGCGATGCGTCAAGCCCTGGGGCGTGCCGAGGCGCAGTTTACCGCCGAGCTCGAGAAGCCGTTCTATGTGAACAGCGACTACGACCTCGCCGTGAAGAACGCGCGCCAGGCCGAGACCTACGCCAAGAACATCATCGCGGATATCGCCGCCTTCCTGCGCTACAACCGCGACGAACGCGAGCGCCTGAAGGACATGGAGGCCCAGCGCCAGTTGGCCTTGAAGCAGGCCGTTTCGGACGAGGAGGTCAAGGCCGCCCAGGGGGGGCTCGTAGCCTATGCGGGATTCAAGGCCAAGGAGGCGGGCGAGGAGCTCGGGGAGACCACGAAGCAGATAGCCGAGGGGATGATGGGGGCGTTAACGGGGTTCCTGAAGGGCATCCCCTGGTGGATGTGGGTGCTCGGGCTCGGGGTCGCGGGTGCGTACATCGCCGGTCCGGCGCTCGCCACCCGGGCCTTGGCGCGGCGCGCATAACGGGAGGACGGTTCCATGGAAGAATGGATCAACTCGCAGATGATGCACGAGCGGTCGGGAGGCCGTTTCGGCTCCATGGAAGGCGGCCCCGCCTATCACGTCGTGGCGGGGACCGACATTCAAATCACCGGAGCGGGCACCACCGAAGAACCCGGCGGATACGAACTCGACGAGCTCAGCGCCGAGATGCGCAGCATCCTCGACGTGCCCCGGCCCGCGGTGGGCATCGTGGACGAGACGGGAACGGTGCGCGAGATGGTCGGTGCCGGGGCGAGTCCCGACGTAACCGTAACCGCCCCGCGGGAGTATGCACCCGACTACTCGCAGATTTCGCCTGTAACGCCCGCGCCCAATACCGATGCGGGCAAGTTGCTCAAGGTCGGCATCGCGGCGGCGGTCCTCGTCGGCGCCTGGATGTGGTTTAAGGGGTAAGGCATGGCCAAGAAGAAGAAAGCCAAGAAGCGCAAGGCCAAGAAGGCCGTCAAACGCAAGAAGAAGAACCCGGCCATGAAGCCCAGGAAACGGCCGCTGGCGAAGGCCACCAAGAAGGCTCGGCGCAAGAAGGTCGCCAAGGCGCTCAAGAGCAACAAGGTGCCCAAAGCCCCCAAGGGCTACAAGCTCTGGAACCAGGTGCTCTACAAGCGCATGGCCGACCAGGTGGCCGACCGCCTGCGCAAGGAGGGCAACCTCGCCCGGGTCGTGAAGGGCTACGACCCGAAGATATTCTCGGGCGAAGGGCACGACGTTTACACCGTGTTCTACAAGCGCGCTTCGAGGCCTCCGAAGCCCGTGCCTGTCAAGTTCAACCCGGAGAAGTACAAACGCACGCGCATCGCCGACCCGCGCGAATTCGACTCGCGCTCCTTCCGCGTGAAGAACGTACCCGGCAAGAGCCACAAGCTCGTCGTGGCCTGCCCCATCGGCTCCTGGGACGCCAAGACGGGCCGCTGCAAGGCGGGGATGGAAGTGCAGTCGGTCCTCACGGAGAAAAAGCCCCGCGGCAAGAACCCGTTGCTGATGGTGGTCCCGAACAAGAAGAAGGCCAAGAAGGCGAAGAAGAAGCCCAAGCGCAAGAACCCGCTGCTGATGGTCGTGCCGAACAAGGGCAAGAAGAAGGAGAAAAACCCCCCGAAGGGCTGGCACGAGAAGCAGCGCCGCGAGTACGCCAAGCGCATGGCCGAAGATCTGAAGGCCGAGCACGGCAAGGGCGCGGACTACTGGCAGGGCGCCACCTCGGCGGAGGCTCGCGCAGTGGCGGCCAACGCACCGCGCATTCGCAAGTTGATGGCCATCAAGAAGCGCGGCAAGGCAGGGATGGTCGACGGCCGCAAGGTCTCGGCCCCCCTGGCGAGCGCCATCGTGAAGTGCTACGCGCAGCTGGATGCGGCGGGCAAGCGGACCTTCGGCAAGGCGCCACTCGACCGCATGGTGGCCGTGGTCCAGCGCCTGCACGGCCGCGGAGTGCTCAAGTAGGGAGGTCCCATGGCGAAGCGTAAGCTACCCGATCACGTTGATAAGTGGTTCAAGACGCGCGCGGAGGCCATGGCCTACAAGCGCAAGGTGGACAAGACGGGCCGCGTGGCGACCTTGCCCCGGAAGTTCAAGGGCAAGTGGATAGTCCGCTCGACGCGTCACTCCCTGAAGGCTCCGTCGCTCTGGAGCATCCGCCAGGCGGAGAAGCGCGCGGCGGCCAAGCGGAAGGCCAAGCGCAAAGCCTCTAAGCCCAAGAAGGCCAAGGGGAAAGCGAAGAAGGGCAAGAAGAAGGCCCGTCGTAACCCCGGCACCAAGTTGTCGGCCGCCGATATGCAGGAGCTCATGAAGGATCCCGAGTTCAAGAAGGCCCTCAAGCTCTACCGGAAACTGCACGGGTGCGACCCCGAGAGCATCTCGCGCCGGGTACTTCCCATCGGCGGCAAGCGGGTCACCGGGCGCGAGTTCTTCGTTTCTATGGGAAAGGCGCCTGCGGAGAGCTACGAGCCCCACCAGAAGAACTCCAAGAAGAAGGGCACCATCTGGGTGCATCCCTACGACGACAAGCCGGAGAAGGTGGTTTCGGCCGATGGCAAGACCATCATCACGATGCCTGGTAGCCACGCGGTGCGGGTGATCGACGGCGAGGCGTGGATCGACGGATAGGCTTTCTGGCAAGGAACGTCAAGACAGAGCCAAGAAAAGGAGAAACAAGGCATTTCAGGCTTGACTCGGTAGCCCCGCGCACTGTAAACTACCTGCGGAGCGAGTTAGAGCCCAAACAACGGACATCCAAGTAGGGCCGTAGAGAGCCCCGCGATCTGAGGCGCACGACGCCTCCTTTCGCGGGGCTTTTTGTTTTGGGAGGTTTTCGATGGCAGTCGAGGCAGTCGTGCTCAACCACCCCCGGGGAAAGGTGAGGCTAACCAAGAAGGAGCTCCACGCTCTCGCTGGCTGGCCAAAGCTGAACCCCAAGGGCGGGGGCACCAAGAGGAGGAAGAAGGGAATGAAGAAGAACAAGTCCGGTGTCCCCAAGAGCGCCCGGGGCAAAGCCTACCGCAAGGTGGTGAAGAAGTACGGCGTGATCGAGGGCGCGAAGAAGTGGCGGAGCATGAAGCGCAAGCCGAAGTTCGCGGCCAACATCATCACGGGCAACCGCAAGCCCAAGCGCCCGGCCAAGAAGAAGAAAAGCGTGAAGCGGAACTACGGCACCAAGAGCGGGTTCCGGAAGGCCGCCAAGAAGAAGGGCCTCACCGTCAAGAAGTACGCCAAGCGCATCGGCCGCAAGGGCGGCAAGGCTCGCTGGGGCCTGAACAAGCCCGCGAAGCGGAACTACGGCGTTCGCCGCAACAAGGCCGGACTGGCCTCCTTCAAGAAGAGCTTCAAGGAGCTCCTTACGCTCGACACCCTGAAGGACGGGCTGCAGGTCGCCGGTGGTGGCATGCTTTCGGTCGCCGTCCCGAACGTGGTCCTGGGCCTCAAGGCGCTCGAGGGCAAGGTCCCCGAGGTTCTGACCAAGGGCTGGGGCAAGTACCTGGTCAACCTGGTGGCCGTGGGCCTGACCAGCGGGACCGCATCGTTCTTCGGCCAGACCAAGCTGGCCAAGAACTTCCTCCTGGGTGGCGTGGCCGCCACGCTCAACAGCGTGATCCTCGACCAGGTCCACGTCCAGGCTAAGAAGAACCCGTCCGGCGTAGCGGCCAAGGTCGCCGCGGCTGTCGCCCCCGGCGGCACCATGGGCATCCTGACCCAGGACGTCGAGCAGGCGGTGGAGCAGGCGGTCGAGGCCGAGCTGCAGCGCCAGGGCCTGAGCGACTACCTGGTCCCCGAGGAAGCCGCGAACCCCGCGCTGAAGGACTACCTGGTACCGGCCGAGGTGGTATCGCCCACCATGGCCGACTACCTGACCCCCGCCGAGGCGGTTAACCCCGCGCTGGGCATCGTTACCGACGCAGACGCCGTAATGGCTTTCTGAGCGGATGTTCCGCTCGGGCCGTAACGGCAGAGTGGTCTTTACCCTAACGGGAAGGAGCACAGTGAGATGAAGGGCACGGGAATTGCACTGAGTCGCCCCGCACCGGCTGGTTACGTGCGGGCGTACAGGAACCCCCTGTACGACACCGACGACCTGCAGGCAGCCGCGACCGCACAGGTCCGGTTCTTCCAGGTTCCGGTCGGTCAGCTGAACGCTTCGGCGGCTGTGAAGACCGAGGCAGACACCAACCTGACCCAGGCCGGGCAGCTGGCTAACCCCCAGATGTTCGACCTCTTCGGCTTCCAGTTCGAGACGGAGCCGCAGGTCGTGGTCGCGGACCAGGTGCTGGTCTACCAGCGCGGTGTCTTCGAGTTCTCCTTCGGCACCCAGCGGATCTGGCTGCAGGTTCCCCTCAGCCGCATTCCGCAGGGCCCCAGCCAGTACATCACCGCCGCAGCGACCACGGTCGCCGCGACCACCATCCAGAGCGCGGTGTGGGGCTCGCCGAGCGTGCGGGAATACTACCCGTTCGTGAAGCCGGATGGCGCTCCGTATCGCATCAAGGCGACGGAGACCTTCCAGTGCCGCACCTTCTGGCCGAGTGCGGCCATCACCGCCTCCGCGGTGACGACCCTCCGCACGTTCATGATCGGCATCCTCTACATCGGCCTGTAGAGGCGGAAAGAAAAACGACCGGGGGAGCTAGTGGGGGCCTTCGGGCCCCCACTTTCCCCTCCGGCCCATACAAAGGAACTTCTTTCGTCTGGGTGGCTTTTTAGCCGGAAAGGAGTCGCAGAGGTGGCTAGAGTCAGTTCGTTCGTTCGTAACGCCGGGGGCAAGCTGGTCCCCAACCCTTCCAAGCTAGACGTCCAGTCCTTCTACCTGGTACCCGACAACCCCAACAATCCGGTCACGGTCGGTGCGGGCGCAACCAGCCCGCCCATCCTCTTCACCGTAGGCCAGGACGGCCCCTTCGAGGGGTTCTACCTGACTCACGAGAAGACGAACCAGACCCTCATGACCGTGGACATCTACGATGAAGCGGCGCGCCGCCACCTGATGAACCGTCCGGTGCACATCGACACGATCATGGGCCAGACGCTTACGGCGGTGGGCCCCCGCGCCGGTGGTATCGGGCCACATCTCTTCGCCGAGACGCTCTTCATGCAGACCTCTCGGTCGCTTTCGATGACATTCGTCGACGGCGCGGCCGGGAACACGGTCTGGCCCTCGGTGGTGGGACGGCGCTTCTACAACTACGCAAATCCCAGCGAGTCGATGGCCATGGCCGTCGAAAAGCGCGGAGCGCGCGCTCGCTTCTCGACTCCGTACTTCCTGACCACGACCGAGGACGTTTCGGTCGCGGGCGCGGCCACGGGACAGCAGTTCTTCCTGCAGGTCACGCCCGAGGCGCACTTCGAGTGGTTCAAGCTCATGGTCGTCTCGACCGGCGCCTTCTCCTTCAGGCTGTACGACGCCCGCAATAACCGCGCCATCACCAACGACTTCATCCACGTGAGCGCGGCGGCGGGCCAGGCGTCCTTCCCGATGGTGTTGCCCGAGCCCATCCTCTACCAGGCCAACACCCGCCTGCGCCTTGAGATAAACGAGCTCAGCGGCGCGGCGAACGACATCTACTTCACGATGGGCGGGAGGCGCATCTATGTCGCATGAGATTCGGCCAGGAGGGAACGGCACCCTGGCGGGTCTCGGCGACTTGAGGGGCCCGGCCATCAAGCCGGATCCGCTGCCTGCGGGCCATCCGGACGGGGGCATGGGCGATTACGTCGAGCCCTTCGCCCGGCACATAGAGCCCGGTGGGCGGCGGCCGATGCCGCCGAAACCCATCGAGGCATACGTGCCACCCATCCCGGGCACACCGGGCATGCCAGGCGATGGCGTCGTCGCGATAAACCCCGCGATGCTGGAGACGCTCATCGAGGCACAACTGCGCGCGCTCGCCATCATCAAGGAGCGCGAGGGTGCCATCCCTACCATCGAAGAGCGCATGCATACCGCCACGGCGGAGGCGTTTACGGTGGGCACCACGGCGGTGCAACTTGACGCCATCACGCGCCGCGAACGCCGAGCGGTCATGCTCACCAATACCAGCCTGGTCAACACGGTCTGGTATGGGTTCAGCGCAACCGTAGGCATCAATAACGGCGGATACCTCGCACCGGGCGGTGGCACCGCAAGCCTGCCCATCGACGAGAACGTCCAGGTCTGGACCATAGCCACCGCCGCAGGCACTGTCGTTTCCATCCTGCAGTTTGCGTAGGGCTCTTATGAGGAGGGCTCTTCGTGATACGCAGGACTTTAAGCTCGGAGGCCAGAGACAAGGTGACTAGCGCATCGCGGCCTCCGGAAGGAGCTCGCGATGGCTGACACTCCTCGTTCTTTGGCGGCGCTTCAGGCGCTACTGGCCGACAACGTCTCCGGCGATATCTCGCCGCAGGACGTGCGGGACTTCCTGGTCTCGGTATACGCCGCGGACGGATTGTTCCGGGACGTGGTGGTCTACAACAACACCACGAACCCCAACTACCAGCTGGACATCCCCAGCGGCAAGGTAGGCGACACCGACGGCATCGGTGTCATCGAGGTATCGGGCACTCTAACGCTCGACATCACAGCATCCGGAGCCAACGGCCTGGATACCGGTGTTGAGGCCAACAGCACCTGGTACTACATCTACTTGATCGCCAAGTCCTCGGACGGCACGGTGGCGAGCCTGCTTTCGACCAGCGCCAGCGCCCCGACCATGCCCGCCGATTACGACATGAAGCGCCTTGTGGGTGCGGTCTACAACGACAGCAGCGGCAACTTCCGACAGTTTGTGCAGGTCGGCAAAGACGTCTTGTATAGCGCGGCCATACAAGTTCAAAATGGAATACCATCAACAAACTGGACTGCGCTGAATTTGGACACGGCCGGAGCCGTTCCGCCCGATGTAGGGCGTCGAGCATGGATTGTGGAGTTCGTGAGTCATCAGGCCGTTCCCGGCACCTTCCTTCTGTATACCTTGCCGGGTACGCAGGCAGGAGCTGGTTCCGGAGGCGTTGCAAGGTGTAGTGTTGGTGCCTCTGCCGGTGGCCAGAACTTCACACACCATTGGCCGCAGCGGGTCGATGCCAGCGCCATCTTCTCTTACTATAAATCCGCCTCAGGCAATACAGCATCACATAGTCTGCGGGTTGACGGATTTGTGTTGAAATGAGGTGAAGGATGAAGGGCTACTGCATAGTCTACCGCACCACCGACAACGCCGTAGTGGCGGCAGCCTTCGGTTCCTTAGAGGCGACTACAGGGCAAAAGGTTGCCAGTGGGATTACAGGCGTAATACCCGATCTCTTTGGTCCTGCTGGCGAGATGCTGAAGAAGTATGACGCCACCAAAAAACAGATCGTGGACCTACCTGCTCCCGTGTTTCCGGACAATTCGGAGGCAACGCTCAAGGAGCAGAAGTTCATCCTGCTGGCCGCCAAGAAAGAGGCCACGGCCGCAGGGGATAACGACACTGCGGCCCACATCCAGAAGAAGATAGACGCGCTTCCGAAGTGAGGGCGGCATGTCGGTTTGCGGCATACATGAGCACAAAGAGCGGAGGACACGATGGTTGTCACATTAGCTGTTCCGATCAAGCGCGCGGACATCACAAAGCTGGAAATTCAGAACATGCGGGTCGTTTACTGTCCCAAGACCGCAACTGACGAGATCGACAGAACCAGCAGTGTGCATATCGACCTGGCAGATATGTCGCCTGCGCTGGTCACCGAGCTGGAGAAGTTGATAAAGGCCGATTACGAGAGCTAGGAGCGGTAATTGGCCACCAAGTATTTCATCGGAGGAACCACCGGAGGATTCAACCAGGGGTTCTCCAATGGTTTCAACATCGGCACGCCTGACAAGGACTGGCACGACGGTAATAACTGGTCCCTGTCGAGCGGCGGTGCCGGTGGCGCGGGCGTTCCCGGAGCCAGCGACGATGTCATTTTCGACAATAACAGCCCCGACTGCCAGCTTACGGCCAACGGCAACTGTCGGGACTTCACCATCACCGCAACTTGCCCGTCGGACGTAGACCTCAACGGCTTCACCCTGGACATCGAGGACGCGGTTAGCGTCGACGTGGCCGGTGGCGCATCTATCACGCCCAACCTGGGCACCGTGTTGCTTTCGACCGGTGGCTCACGCACAGTCGATTTCGGCGGCGAGGTTCTCTACAACCTCACCCACAGCGCGGGCGACAGCGTCACCTACGTCGACACGAACGTCAGTAACGAGTTCCGCATCACTACCGGGTATCGCATCAACGGCACCATCAATGTGCAGGGCGATGTTAGAAGCACGACGAGCGCGCTCAACAGCACGCAAACGGGACGGGTTATCCTCGACGGCACCGGGGCCCAGGAGGTCTATGTCGATAAGCTCGGCGGCAGCGCCGACTTCCCGGCCATCCTGGTCAACAAGGGCGGCGGCGTAGCAACGCTTTATGATCGCATCGTGATGCCCACGGCCGGGGCCACCGCGGGGCTGTCAAGCGGCCTGGCAACGCTGGATGCGTTAACCCAGCAGCCCACGCTGGTCTCCGAGCGGTTCACCCATTTCGATTTCAACGGGGCCCGCATCTGGCGCGTTGAACAGCGGACCAACGGCTTCACCATGCAGTATATGAGCGACGTGGGCGTGGTGGATCAATTCTACCTGGCCACGGTCACGAACACCACGGGCGGAAACAAGATCAACCTCGAGGGCGACCTGCGCCTGGGCGATACGGGTGCGCTTAGTAGCACATCGGTGACCATCGAGTTCATGGGGACCGGTGACCAGAACGTCATCAACGACGACCCGTCCGACTACTCGCTCCCCTGGAACATCAACAAGCCCAGCGGCACGCTGTTCCTCGGCAGCGACATCATTCGGTTCTCGGCCAATACCAACATCACCTGGACCTATACCCAGGGGACGGTTGACCCCGGGACCGCGACCCTGGACTTTAACAGTCAGCGCAGTAAGACCATCAACCTCACGGCGGGCGACTTCACGGTCTACAACCTCAAGCTCGGCACCGGTGGTGTCTATGCGACCAACATCAACACCAACAAGTTCCTGGTGGAAAACGTTTTTACCCTGCAAGGCGGGGGCAGCACCCAGACCCTGAACGGCTCAATCGAGGTCGGGGGCAACATCATCAACACCAGAACCGGTGGCACCACCAACGGCACGTTCAACGTCACCATCAACGGCAGCGGTGACCAGACCATCGACGGCAACGCCGCCAACTTCCACACCGGCGCGTGGATCGTTAACAAGCCCAGCGGTTCGCTCAAGCTGATCTCCGACCTGTCGCTCAACGATACCAGCACCGACCTTACAGTCACCCAGGGCACGCTGGACCTCGACGGTTTCGACATCACCGTCAGCCGAAACTTCACGGTGAACGACGGCCTGGCGCTGACCGGCGCGGAGACCATCACGGTCGGCGGTGCCTTCACTCTCAACCCCGCAGCGAGCTCGGTCCTCTACCACGGCGCGGCCACGGCGGTGCTCAATAACCTGGCCACGGCCTTCTTCAACCTGAACCTCGACCGGGATACGGACGGCAAGACCATCCAAACCACGGCGGGGACGACCATCACCCTGAACGGCGAGGTTACGACCAACGGCACGAACGGCACCCCCACGCTGATTCGCTCGACGATATCGGGCACGCAGGCGAAGTGGAACCTGGTAGGAACGCAGTCGCTCCTGAACGCGGTCGACGTACAGGACAACGACGCCTCGGGCGGCCTGCCGTTCTACGTGTTCGGCTCGGTGGACTCGGGCAATACCATCAACTGGTTCTTTACCACGCTCGCGGGAGCGGTTCAGCAGCACGCGCAGATTTCGGTGGTCATGCCCCAGCAGGGGGTGCTCGTAGGCGGGGCCTTCGCGTTTGACATGATGAACTACCACGGGCCGTTGGCGGCAGGAGGTGGCGGCGTGTTCCCAGGACCCGGAAGCACATACTCCATCTTCACGGCGGGCTTTACGGATGCGCCCGGCGGCGGAAACGTGATAGCAGGATACAATCACGTCACGAGCCAGTTCGACATCCTCACGCTGGTCCCCGGTGCATCGCCCTACGAGCTGGTCGTTTCGCCCACGCATGTGGCGGGGGTGGTTGCGGCGGTTCCAACCGCCACCACGCGCTCGAGCCCCTGGCCCGTAACGGCGTTTGGGAATGGGTCCTTCCCGGCCAACCAGGACATCGGCGCAGGCGCCAACCGCAAGGGCGCGGTGCGCGCGGGGAACATCCTCTACGCGTCGGAGACCAACGCGGTGGGCGGGACCTTTGTGCAGAGCAGCGCGGACGGCCTCGCCTGGGCACAGTTGGGTATCCAGGCCTCGGCCGCGCCCGCGCAGCCGCGGTGCCTGTACGTCCTTCAGAGCGGCACGATACTCATGATCGACGATAACGGCTGCCTGCGCTCGAATACGGGGGGCGCCTCCTGGACCACGCCTGCATTGCCGGGCCTGCCCGTGGGGACCATTCTCGGGGCGATGTTCAGCGAGATAACCGCGGGGGGTACCATCTTCCTGCTGATAAGCTCGGTCTCGGGCGCATTCCAGGGCTCGCGGCTCTATCGCAGCATCGACGACGGCGTTACCTGGGCGCTGGTCTACGACGAGTCGATCAGCGGGCCTTACACCGCAAACTGGATCGATAGCAGTAACGTGCGCATGGTGGCCATGACGGCCAACATCATCGTGGTCTCGTACAACTATTGGGTGATGCGCTCGACGGACGGCGGGCTTACCTGGGCCGATACGCACACCGACTCGGTGGGCTTCTTCGGGCAGGATATGTGGGAGGACACGAAGAGCGGCGACATCTACGTAATGTTCCGCGATAACGCGGGCAACACCGGGGGGCGCATCATCCGCAGCGCGGATAACGGCGCCACCTGGGCGGCATGGTTCAACAGCCTCCTGGATATCTGCGGCCAGGGCGGCGTGGCCGTGGTTGCCCCGAGAGCGTTTGCGTTTGGCGGTTCCCGGCGATGAGCGAGGAGACATCCGTGTCGAAAAGCAAGATAAACACCAACCTGTTGCAGGCCATCGGTGACCCCACGTCGAAGGACGCCGCGCTGAAGGACATTCTACTGGACCTCGACGCGCGCATCAGCAAGATGGAGAAGATAGGGTGGCTAATCCTGGTGGGGTTAGCGGCCCTTGGCGGGAAAGAGATCATCTTTTCGATGATCACGAAGCTCTGAGGAGAAATGCCATGCTGTTCGGACAGGACACGAACTTCTTCGAGAACGGAAACGGACTGGGGCAGTTCGAGCTCCAGGAGCTCGGCAGCGGGGCCATGGAGGCCACCACCAAGCTCAACATCTGGGGCAAGCTCGGGGAGATGACCAAGAACATCACGAACAACCTGATGGAGAAAATCCCCGACATCGCCGGAGATGCGCTGGGCACCCTGGTCCAGGCCAAACTCAGCGAGAAGATTCTCGGCGACATGGGCGGCGGTGGGGAGGACAGCAAGACCCAGACCATCGTCAAGCGCGAGATAATCGAGCGCCAGGTACCGGTTTCGGCCGCGCCCGTGCAGCCCACGGCACAGGCCGCAAAGGAGGGCCTGCCGGGCTGGGTTATCCCCGCAGGCATCGGCGCGGCGGTCCTGGTCGGCCTGGTGGGCTACAAGGCCCTCAAGAAGTAGCCGAGAAAGGGCCATTGCTGCCCCATGACAGGGGGGCACACGGCGTTTTCTCGGGAAATGCGCCCCGCAAGGGCAGGAGAAGGGAAATGAGACCTCAGAGCTTCTTTGCACCTGGTGCACTGCCTTACGGCACGGACACGGGAGTCTACCTGCGTGAGGGCGCGTTTGAAGAGCACGGCCTCGGCCAAGCCGAGGAAAAAGAGGATCCGGTCACCGCATTCGCCCGCCGTTGGGGGGATGTGATCAAGTTGGCGGCCACAGTAGGCTTGCTGATAAAGTTCGTAGCACCCAAGCTCAAGTAAAAGGAGGCATAGGACCATGGCCAAGAAGAAAGCGAAGACGAAACCCGCGAGCAAGCGCAAGGACGCCGCTGTGGCGAACCGCGCGCCGAAGGTGCTGAAGTCGAAGGCCAAGCCTCGGCTGAAGGCCAAGATGGACGCAGGCCTCGAGGCCGCGCTGGCCGCCGTAGCAGGCCGGGACGCCAAGGGCGCCGCCGCCGCGCTCGGCAAGGTCAAGCTCAAGGACAAGGCCGCCCAGGGCAAGGTCAAGGATGCGCTCGCGGCCCTGAAGTCCGGGTCGCTAGCCAAAGCGCGCGTCTGCATCGGCCAGGCACGGACCTTCCTGCTCAACGCCGAGTAAGCGCTCCATGCTGCGCGACTGGGAAACGTCTGCCATCTTCCCGAAGGGGAAGTGGTACAACACCGGGGCCAATCCGGCGGGGCAGGCCAACGCCATCGCCGAGATGTTCTTCGAGAAGGCGTTTCCCAAGCTGGTGCCACCCCTGGAGGCGGGCGCGGGCATCCTGTCGGCCAAGCCGCAAGCTATTAGCCTGTTCTACGAGTACGAGGCACCGCCCTCGCCGAGTACTTTCGCCGCGGAGTACGCCGCCGACGTCCAGGCCGAGGTGGGGCCCATTCCCGCGGGGCTGGGGCAGGTAAAGGTCGACACCGAGGAGCTGGTCAAAGACGCCGCTGTATCGGCCGTGAAAAAGGCCGCCATCGAGGCGGTGGCCAAGGGCGTGGCCATGCAGATAGGTGCCGAGGCGGTACCTGTCGCCAAGCTGGCCATCGCGGTCGCCGACGTGGTGAAGGACTACAAGTCCATCGTCGAGGACGAGAGCGCGCGGTGGTCGGCGGCCTTCGGGCTAACCAGCGCGGTGGCGGCGGCGTTCGCCATCCCCGTAGTGGGCCAGTTGGCGGCCATCGGCGCGCTCGCCAAGGGATTCATCGACTTCCGCCAGGCCAAGGAGGAAATCGAAAAGCAGAAGCGTGCGTCCGAGGAGCTGTCCAAGATGCTGCGCAGCAGCATCGACGCGGTCATGCCCGAGGTGCAGGCGCTGGTTGAGACCATCCAGTCGCGCGGATACGGCATCGACCCGAAGGGCACCGAGGCATTCCGGAAAGACCTCCTCAAGCACTATCGCGCGCTCCTGGCCACCAAGCTCAAGCGGTCGCCGTTCAAGACGCCCACGGCGCCGTATGAGGCGGCCCGCAAGCAGATGGCGGCGCAGGCCAGCGAGCTCGAGGGCTACTTGAAGTCCAAGGTCTACAGCGACAAGGCTTGGGGCAACTTTACCCGGCAGCTAATCAAGCCGCCGACGCCCAGCCTCGAGAGCTTCTTCGAGAAGGTCGACGATGCGCTGGGTAAGAGCTCATACATCCCGCGCGGGTCGGGGCTGTCGGGCCTGGGGTTCGGCATGCCCGGAAGCAGCATCGACGAGAAACTGTTCCAGGCCGCCCAGGCGGCCCAGAAGAAGTCCAAGCCGTACATCGCTCCGGAGAAAGAGCGCCAGGCGGCTATCTACCAGCAACTCACCACGCAGCCCACGACCGTTTTCGCGCAGCCGTTGCCGATAGACAGGGAGCTCTTCGCGCGCTTCTGGCGGGTGGATCCCGATAAGTTGCCCGACGTCGAGTACCGCATCACCGATGACGCAGGCAGGGGCCTGGGTTACACGACCACGCTGCGCAAGCAGTACGATCAGCTCAAGACGGCCATGGAGAAGGCGCTGGGCGACACGGTGGGCGCGGGCGAGCTGTCGGGGCTTAAGTCCTGGCGCTCGAAGTGGTTATCGGCCTGGAAGGACTACGACAAGAAACGCGAGGCGCTCTTTGAGTCGGTCGCGGGCCTTCCCCGCGGCGGCGAGCTCACCGGCGAGGACGACTGGCTGGTCAAGGCCGTCGGCCAGGACAACATGCTGCGCTATGAACGTGGCCGCAACGCGGCGCTGTTCCTGCTCGGCAAGCACGGAGGCTTTGCCACGGTAAGCGCGATGCAGGCCAAGGGCGGCATCGGCGACTGGAAGGACGCGCTCTGGACCGCCGACTACTGGAACGACACGGTCATGCCCATCTACAACAAGATGATGGAGCAGCGCTGGGGTCGGCGCGACATGGTGCGGGCCTTCCTGCAGTTGGCGCGCGACATGCGCAAGGTCCGCCTGGCGCTCGAGAAGTTGCCTCCGTACCTCTTCGAGAACGAGGTTAAGATGCTGGGCGAGGCCATCGTGGCCGCCGACTCGCTGATTCCGATGTCCTTGGCGGTGGCCATCGCGGCGGATCTCCTGCAACCCATCAAGGGCCGGGCGCTTACGCCCGCCCAGCGCAAGCAAGTGGGCGGAAGCATCGCCAAGCGCATCGTCGAGCGCTCCAGAACAGCGCTCCTAACCGCCCGATTCACGCCCGATTACGTCATGGGCCTGCTCGTGCCCCCCGTCACCGAGTACTTCGCGCTCATGAAGGGCCTCACGGGCAAGATATCGGCCCTTCCGCGCCCCGAGGGCGATGCCCCCACCCCTGAGTACAACGAGGCACTGGCGGCGATTGTGGCCGAGCACGAGGCCCCCCTGAAGGCGTTGACGGAGAAGTACTCCCAGGCCGTCAAGGTCTACAAGCCGGGAGTGGTGTCCGAGGCTATTGGCGCCATACTCAAGGAGATAGGAGTAGAGGAGCAGCGAGGGCGCATCGCGGATGCGATTGCGGCCAAGCTAGGTGGCGAGTTTACGCGGTTTGCGGCCGCCGAGCTCATCTACCGGGCGACTACTACGCCCGCGGACAAGTTCCTGGCCAGCGTCGGCGCTCCCAAAGGCGGCCTTTTGCCCCTCGCCGCCGCCGCCGCTGGCCTGGTTTACCTGTTGGGATAGGAGTCGAACGTGGCCAAAGACCTGCGCCGAGAGGACATCGTTGCGGAAGTACGCGAGCAGACCTACGACATCCTCGCGGCCGCAAGCGAAATCCCCCTGCCGGTGGCCGCCCGCGCGGCGGCCAAGCTGGTGGTGGACAGGTCGGTGACCCCGGTCGATTCCGGCGATGCGAGGGAGATAGAGGCTGAGAGCAAGAAGGGTGGCCTGCTGCCTTTACTGGCAGCAGTCGCAGGTGTAGCATTGCTGGCCACGGGAGGCTGACATGTTGGCGAAACTTGGAGAGGCCGTAGCGAACCGCCTTCTTGGCAAGGTCGACAAGAACCCCACGATGATCGACTGGCAGATGATCCAGTTGATGGCGTTCGGCACCGCAATCTTCGCGGGCTACATGCTGTGGCGCAAGGAGAAACGCGAAGAGGAAATCGTGCAATCGAGAGGAGGCGAGAAATGAGGTTCCCGTCCTACAAGGAGCGCCGTTGGCGCCTGCGCGAGACGTTCGCGCTGTTCCTGGGCACTGGCTTGATGACTTTCGTGTTCGCGGGCTGCATCCGCGAGGGCACCCGGGTCACGCTCGACCGCAACAAGAAGTCCCTGCCGACCTTGAAGAAGGTCACGCCCGCCGAGGCGCATCCGGGCATCGACGCCATGACCGCCGAGAACGAGCAGGCGGCCCGTAACGTCGGTGCGCCGAAAACACCCGCCACGCCCATAGATTTCGGCAAGGATACCACCAACCAGGCCGGAACCATCGAGGCGCGCACGAACGCCGCCGAGCTCAAGAAGCAACTGGATGCTGCCGAGACGCGCAACAAGTGGCTCCTGGGCATAGGCATGGGCCTGCTGGGGCTCCTTGGCGCCAAGGGGATATGGATAAAGCGCCTCATCAACGTGGGCCGGAGCCTGAAACAGAACCTCGGCCAAGCCGAGGGTCAGGTGAACAGCCTGGTGGAGGCCACGCAGGAGACCATCGCGCAGGCCAAGGACAAGCCCATCTCGGCGGACATGGTCAAGAAGATTCACCGCGAGTACCAGGAGGTGCACGGCACCTGGCACACGCTTAAGGACTTGGTGGCGAAAACGAAGGCGGTATGGGAGGCGGGCCAGCCCGCGTCCGCGGCAAAGGGAGGCAAGTGATGTCAGAGCTGGAAAGCCCGATAGACGAGCAGGTTCTGTGGGACGCGCTGATGGATAACTATAGCCCAGAGGCTATTGTGGCCATGCACGCGATTCTGGACGCATACGTCGGCCAGATACCAAATGCGCAGGTCAAGGGCCAGCTGCGCTACTTCCGGAACATGCTCGAAGAGTTGATCGAGGCCAGCGGCGAGAACTACAACGAGCTGCTGGACCAGGCAGGACTCTAAGGAGGCAACGCGATGACGGTTTGGGTGGTGATGGTGTGGCCCCGCGGCGAACAGATGCCTGTGGTGGATGTCTACGATGACGTCGAGGCGGCCGAGGCGCTGGCCTACGACTGGCTAGAGGAAGAGCACGGGCTCGACCGCGAGGACGTCTTTGAAGATGCCGACGAGAAAGAGGGCATGGTCCGGTACCTGGACGACGACGGGGGCCTTCTCGGCGCCCTGGTGATGCGCCAGGCGTAGGGGTTCCGTGCTTGACGACCAACGACGACATGCACAAAGCGGTCCAGCGGGCCGTGCGCGACGAGAGGACCCGGGTGATGAGCGCGCTGCTAAAGCTGCGCAACCGGATCGACGGCATGGCCAAGATGTGCGCCGGAAACGGCGAGACCGCCGCCGAGGCTTACGAGGCCGCCGCAGGGCAGGTGGCCGCTTTCATAACCGAACAGTTCGGAGATGTGCCGGACGCATTGGGGAGGTAGGCACCCATGGCTACCACGCGCAGCGAGATGATCAAGGCGATGGTGTTCGAGACGTTGAAGGAGAACGGGAACTATCCCCGTGCACCGCGATATCGCCAGTTCTTTGGCCAGAATTGCGCGCCAATCGTTGAGGGCGGCGATGTGCATCGTCAAACGGGACTCGGCGCCGACATCATCACCAAACTGATTAACGTCGCGGGCGAGGCCATCGCCATCCCCGAAGGGGCCCCCACGCCGGGGCAGCTGTACGCCGAGGCCGCGCCGCGCGTGCAGCGGATCCTCAAGCAATACGACGAGGCCTCCCCGCACATCGACTGGGTCAACCGCAACTGGCCGACCCTGGCGATAACCCTGATCCTCGGCGGCACCGTGGCCGTCGTGGGCGGGAACGCGCTCTACGACTGGCTCAAGAAGCCCCGCAAGAAGTGAGCTCTCTCGAGGACCGTCGGCCTGGCGCTTCTCGCCTTGGCACCTGCCCCGTCGCCCTGGTGGCTTTTGCTAAGCGTCTTGTGCGCGATGATCTTGCTGGTAATAATCCACCGGCTCCCAAAGCATCGCGGGTAGCCGACAAGCCAACTCCGCCCCCCGCCGGGCGCCGCTAGTCCCCGCCTCCTTTCCTCCGGTGCGGTGCCGGAGTTAAGAAGGGGCAACGCGGTGCCCGGTCTTTTTATGGGAAGTGCTAAATGTGCACCAATTAGCAGTTGGTTAGCACTTGCCCTCGTCATAGAAGATGCGAGTATCCAGCCAGGAACCATCGAAAAAGCAGCCTCTCCCAGTCGTTATCCGCACTAGTCGACCGTCAAGACGATATGTGCATACCTGCTCAAGATGCAGAAGCCCCCAAGCGCCAGCCCGCACAAAGGCCCATAGGATCCGCGTCCAGCGCATCAGTCGTATTCCCCGCAGATGATCATCATTAGGGCCACCACGGCACCAAGAGGCCAGAAGAAGAGGAACAACCAGAAGTCTTTCCAGCTAAAGGGCGGCACATGGTGATCGTCTCGCTCAAGCTGCCGCAGCTGTACCTCCTTCACCCGCAGGAGAGAGGCAAAGGCGCCTCCTGCCAGGAGGTACATGACGGCGAAGACGATCAACGCGATCATCGCTCCTCCTTCATCTCATCGGCTATCTTGCGGACCTCTTCTGTAAGCTCGTCGGCCAGCTCCTCGATACTCTTGGGCCACTTCTCCTCGCCGGGGTAGGGATGGAGCTTGCGCACCGCGTAGACCTTGCCGCCGCAGGGACAGATGCCTATCACGACGGCGTTCCCCTTCGACCGGGAGCACTCAAGTGCCGATTTCATAAGCTCTCGGGCCGTGTGTTGCGGTTTTCGCGGTTCTGCCTTCGATGGGCCTGTTCCTCGCGAATAGGTTAGCCCAATCGCGAGGAATGAGCCGGTCAAAAGGGCTCCCATGATTGCCGCGATAATCTTCGCCTCTTTATGCCAGGTCATGTTGCCTCCTTGGTAGACGGGCGCTTTTTCTTGGCCTCATCAACAAGATACTGGAGAATCGCACCGAAGTCTGCCTCGTCTCGAAACCAGTACTGGTCGGTGAACTCCGCCGCCAGGCGCTTCATGAGCTCTTCATCGTTAGGGTCCAGGACCCAATCGGTCATGTCGCCAACCCGGATGGCCAGCATGCTATCCAGTTTTAGCTTACTCATCTCTACCTCCAGAAGAAGATAATCGCGTTACACAGGCCGAACATCCAGGCGAGGATGGCGGCCTTCCAGTGGCCGTCGAAGGCGTCCAAGCTCCCCGCCGCTATGAAGCAGGCCACCATGAGCCCGTAGATGCAGAGCTTGATCGTGGTCACCGCTTCTTTCCCCTCTCCTCTATCCGCCGCATGTAGCTGTAGAGGCACGACTCGCACAGCAGGGGGCCCTTGTCATCCTCCTCGGTCGAGTAGAAGTCGAAATCTGGCCGACAGACGGCCTCGATGCCGCAGTTCGAGCACCGGCACAACCGGTTACGCCGGTCGGTGCCTCCCTCGGTGATGACTTGCTCGGCTACCATGGTGCCTCCAGGGGCTATGGCAGGGGGGCGAAGAAGAACCTACCGGTCGGGCCCGAGCGGCAGGTGAAGAACGCCCCCCTACCGGAGCTGCAGCTTGTCCATGTCCACGTCGTCGAGGAATTGGAGCGTGTCCCCCGGGCGATAGCGGACGTCGAGGCCCAAGTTATCGAGGACCCATTGGTCGGCCGCGGGCTCGGCGCTGCCCTCATCGTCGACCCCGCTCATCACGTGTCCCACCTCGTGGGCTATTATCCCGGCCACCGTGGGCATCTCGAGGTCGTCCATGGCCGGATGCACGCAGATTGCGTTGGGATGGTGGAAGGCGTGCGCGACGTATCGCTCCTTCGCCTCGTGGTCCTTGTAGAGCTCGGGGCACATGCCTTTGAGGTGGACCTTGGAGATGGAGACTCCGCGATTGGCCGCGTAGCGCTTGAGGGCTTTCAGGGCGGCTTTGGCCTTGTGCGGGATGTACTTGCCGTGCCGCACGGACATGGCCCACGCCCAGGCGTCCTCGCCCCGGAAGGGCTCTTTGCCCTCGCGGGACTTGGGCAGGCCCAGGCGCCCCTGGCTTATCTCGTACTCGCGGGCCACCTGGCGCACGCGTTTCTCCCCCACCCCGGCCAGCGCGGCCACCTCATCGGTCGACATCCAGGCGGGCAGTCCCTCGGGCGGGCTCGGTATCCTGGTGTTCATGGTTACTCCTCGATCAACTTCAGGAATCGGGCGTACTGGTAGCAGAGGACGAAATCCCCCGAGCCGTACCAGCGTTTTTTGCTGCCTCCGGCGTCGAGCTTGAAGGGCGTCTTTACCGGGTAGAACCCCATGCGCGGCGCCATGAACCACGGCAGTGGGTCCTTGGCGACGTACCCCGAGATGCCCTTGCGCTTGAGGGGCAGGTCCGGCCGGTTCGAGTTGACTATCTCGCGCTCGCGCCTCGGCAGTTTCGGGTAGGTCTTGAGGCGTTTCGCTATGACGGCCCCCAGGCGCTTCCGGTCCTTGCCCGTGAGCTCGTAATAGACCCCGTACCAGAGCGCGTTCTCCCAAGATGCCGTCTTCTGCCACCACACTCTCAGGGCCTTCTCGTACTCGCGCGTGGTGGCATCGGTCCTGGGGTGGGTAGGCAAGAGCATGGCGAGTGCTGCCATGGTGCCGAGGTGGCTCGAGCCCTTGCCTACCCGGAGGTCGCCAATCTCGATGGTCGCGCGGTACACGTTGCGGTGGCGGCCCTCCTTCACGAAGGTGTCGTACCAGAGCAAAAACTTGGGATCCCTCGTGTGATGATAAGCCATGCTCATCACCGCGAGGCAGTTGAGGTTGTACTTCTCGGCCAGGTTCACGTAGGTCTTCTTGTATTTGCCGTAACCCATCGTGATGTGCCCCACGCCGGGCAGGAAGACCTTGGGTCCCCGCAGCAGGAAGAACGGAATGTCCGTGGGGAACCCATCGGGCTTCTTGAGCGTGAATCCGGTGGTCACGAGGTCGTCGCAGATGTCCTTTAAGGTCTCGAGCGAGAGCTTATAGAGCTCGACGTCCTTGCCCTTGAGGTGCGTCACGGCCACGTGCAGGCCGTAGAGCGTCCCCATGTATTGTCCCGGGCTGGGTCCCCTCGCGTAGTACATATAGCCCTCATACGGCGCCTTACACCTGATGAACTTGTGGGCACCTTTTACGGGGCAATCCGTGCTCGTAAAGCCCCGGGGCAAGTACCCGCGCCGCCCGCAAGCCAGGGTCTTCAGGCGGTGCTGCGCTAGCGCCTTCCGCAAGTGGGCCTTTTTGGTAGGGTTAGAGGGGTCGTTGAGGTAGTTGTAGACCAGCCCTGCGGTCAAGTACCCCGAGTAACACGCCTGGTCGCCGAACTCGTCGTAGAGCACCTTCCCCTTCGTCTTGCGCAGGCACTCGGCCCATCCCGCGTATTTCCAATGATGTGCGAAAAGGGCCGCCTCCGCATCCCGCGAGAAGGCCGCGAGTGTGCCGTTTTGGCGCGTCTTCCGGGCAGCCTCCACGAGACCCACAGTTTCGCTGTACGGCCTCGGGTCGATATCCTGCCCGGTTAGCTTGCAGCCTGCTAAAAGCGCCACACAGGCGAACAGTGCGCGTCTCATGGCCCCTCCTACGCCTCTGGCTTAACTTGCAGAACCTCGAGCTCCCGGGGGTCGCCCTCGAGGATGCCCTTGGCCCGCAAGGTGTTGACCCGCATCATCAGGTGCTCCTGCACGTAGCCCAGGGAGTCGAGCTTGTCGAGTACCGGCTTCCAGATGCCCGCCAGGCCGGTCGCCCGGTCGTCCTTGCTCATGTTGGACTTCTTGGCGTTCTCCATGAAGGCCGCGGTCTGGGCGATGGCCCCCGACCACATCTCCTTCAGGGGCGCCAGGACGGTGTCCTCGATGGCCGCAAAGAGCTCGACGTCCTTCGCCTCATTGATCGGTTTCACCTGCTGTGTCACGTTTCGCCTCCTTTTCTTCTTCCTGAATCTGCCCCCAAAATTCGCCCACGAGGGCGACCATCTTTACGGATCCGGCCTCAAGGCAGGATCCTTTCTTGCAGAACCAGAACCGATGGCTCTTGGCGTTTGAGGGAAGCCAATCACCGTGCTGCAACTGAGCATCGACCATCACCGTCAGGTATTCATCGGTCTCGTCCTTCCCAAGCACGTCGCCGCAAACATCGCACGTTATCGTCCGTTTAACAGGCATCGTTCCTCCTCACTCCATCTCGTGTCCGCAAGCCCCACACGATAGGGGCTCGCTGCCTTTGTAGTCCAGAAAAACCTCGGGGGGCATCTTGCCGCAAGAATCGCACGCCAGGTAGAGCTTACCGTTGGATGTCAGTACCTCCCAATGCGCTCCGCAGCAGGGGCTGTGGATGCAATCCAGCGCGCCCTTCGCCGCCGGGGGTATCTGCTCCATGATCTCCGGCGAACGCACCTCCACATCGGGGCCGATGGTTAGATAGCAAGCTTCGCAAACCAGAACGAGGCCATCGCACGTCCTGCCCAGCTCCCAGTGCTTGCCGCAGCACTTGCTGTGGATGTAGCCGTCAGCCCTTACGCTTTCCGCCCGCATTCTCTTTCTCCCACCGGATGAAGTCCTTGGCCAGCTTCTCGTACTTCTCGGCCTTGACCCTCTCCTTGATGCGCATCTCACGCTTGAGGTAGTGGATGTCCTTGGTCGCCTTCCAGAGCGTAACTCCGCGATAGTTGCGGAGCGAGTGGAATGAGAAGTTCTCGTCGAACCCGAGCCCCTTGATAAGCAGGCGCCAGTACTTGATGATGGTCTGGTTCTGTTGTGGCTCGTCTTTCTTCGGCTTCGGGAACAGGTATCGGCTCCCACGCGGCAGGGTCTTGATGTGCTTGCGGATCTTGTCGATGGTCTCCTGCGTGGCTATCACCCCCGCCTCCGGAGGGCTCCGCCGCCCGGGACGGACCTTGATGCGGTTGATGCACGGGACCATGACCCAGCTCTTGTAGCAGTATCGCAGGCAGTCGGTCCGCATCTTGGCCAGGTCGCCCACGGCTATGCCCAGGGCACCCGCCAGGTAGACCATCATGTGCATGCGCGGGTCGGACTCCTCGGTCTCGCGCAGAATGTACGCGAACTCCTCGGCGGTGAGGGTGTTGAAGCGCGGGCGGTTTACGAGGGGGATGGCTTGGCCTCCTGCTAGGTGTCCAGCAGGACGTCGAGCGTGTCGTAGATGGTTACGGCGTCCTCGCGCGTAAAGGTGGCCTTGTGCTCCTTGTCGCCTATCTTGAACGCCACCAGGAACAGCTCATCGATGCCCTCCACCGGAGGGATTTCGCTGTTTCCGTCTACCCGGCGCACCTCGGTGAGCGGCGTGGGGCCGAAACGCAGGTGAATAGGTTCAACGGTCATCTAGTCGCCCTCCTGAAAGAACATCGTGAATTGGTCCTCATCTTGTTTCGCGTAGGCGCTATCGCGGTCCAGCCACCATTCCCAATACTCCTCAGCACTGGCGAACTTCGCGCGCAGGGCTTCGCTCTTCGTGTAGAACTTGAAAGCCGCACGGCGCGTGGCCTCCCATATCCCGGGCCACAGATCCATGCCCTCTGCAATTCGTCGCTCGCTGGGGCAGATAACGCATCCCAAGCGTTTCCAGCCATGATCGTAGAGCTCGCAATAGGGCAATCCACGGTCGCGGATGAACCACCACACCATCTCCTCGGTCCAGTGCTTGATGGCATGGAAGAAGGTGATGCTCCCATCCTTCATACATGCCTCTACTTGGCGGCGATTCTTGCGGCGGGGGCTTTCTTCGCTGCGAATTCCGGTTATGACCCGTCGACCGGCCCCAGCCCCATCTTTGTACTCATCGCAGCACCACTTTCTCCGGTGAAGCGGCAGACCGCGCCGAGCTATCTGTGTGAATATGCTTTGCCCATTCTTGGGTCTCTCGAACCTCACGTCGGGGTGCTCCCTCCGGATGAACTTGATCAGCTCGGGGGGGTCGCATGTGGTTACGTTGTAGTGCGCATCGAACTTAACTCCGGCCTCAACGGCCAGCTGCTTGATAGAGATGGAATCCTTGCCCCCACTGAACGCCAGCCAGTAACCCTCATCTGGCTCAAACTCCCGCAGAAGGTCGATGCTCATCTGCACGGGGCACCGGTCGAATAGATCCACGAAGGGTGAGGGGCGCGTTGTCATGCGGGCACGCCCCTCTTGCGCATGATGCTGCGGGTTGCCGCCGGGCGCGCCCAGCCCCGTTGGAACTTGTGCCATTCCGGATCGGTGTCGCCCTTGCCGTTCTTATAGAGCATGGCCATGGGCATGAACCCCGCCTCCCAAGCCTCCACCAGGCGCTTTTCGGCGGCCTTCATGGTATCCTTCGGCCATCCCATCAGCACGTAGCATCGGAGATGACTACGAGTGAAATCCGCGTATTGCAGCAGCTTGGCCGCCTCTACAAGAGGCTCCAGGTCGTCGGGCGTATCATAGGCAAAGAACATCTGCGATGGGCGAACCTCCCACAGGGCATTCACGTGCCAAGGCTTGAGGCGCGCGGCCTCCAGTCCTCCTGTAAGCTCGATGCGGCGGTTCTGCCTGCCCAGCATGGACATCACCTTAAGGATATGCTCTTCTGAGCACGCTAGGAGATTGCTATCGAGCAGGTTCCAACCGTCGTGAACTTCCAGCTCGCGGATGCCACCCTCTCGCTTGGGGACATCGCAGAACCAGCAATTGTTCGGGCATCCCCGGCTGGTGATGACGTAGCCCTCTTTCAGGTACTGACCGGGCACGAACGCGCCGCCGGGGTCGCCCAGGGCGGGTCCGCCCATCTTGACCGGCGCCACACGCTCCCAGTCCTTGGCCAACTCTTCTGCCTTGGGGATGTCGTAGCTGAAAGCTACCGATATGTGTACCTCATCGGCCTCGGAGTACATATCGGGGGGCCCAAAGTAGGCGAGATCGTCATCGGGGCTGGCATGCGTCTTTCGGGGAAAGACCCGAACAATGCGACTCATGCCCTTTTCTCCCTGTAGCTATTGAGGTCCGTCCCGCACTTAGGGCACCAGCGCAGGCGCCCTGTGCCCCGGCATTCTGTACAGATGAGGTATTCCTCGCCAGGCGCGAAATTCACCGCGTCCTCCTCGTGTTCGTCAACCCATCCATCCTCACACAAGAGGTTGTCGCAGCAGCGCGTGTGCGTGGGATGTTGGCCGCACTTGGGGCAGACGACCTCGAGAAGCTCGTAGTCATCCATTGCGCTCGGCCTCGGATATCATGGCCAGAATTACATCACAGGCCTCTGTGTGTTTCTTGAACATTGGGTTATCGAGGCTCTTCTGGCACCAACACAGGCGGCCGTTATCGAGCCTGCCCTGGTCCTTGAGTAGCTTGATCAATGTCTTTTCTCGGAGGAGCGCGCACTCCAACTTGGCGTGGAGCTCCTCATACTGGTCTTGCAGCTTATCGGCCACCTCTCTCCACTTCCCGATCTCGCCCCGTAGCGCAGGCAACAGCGGGCAAACAGCCGTGTGGCACTCGGGGCCTGGGTTGTCCTCATTGCAGCAAAGAGAACCGGGGCCATTGGCGTTCCAGTGATGGCAGGTCACTTCTTCTCCTTGTATTCGTGACCAGTCATCCGCGGGTCTCCGCCTCCACTCGTGGAGCAACGCGAAAGGATTTGCAGATATCCACCTTGGTGCCGCATTCCGTGTACTGGTCCGCGCTCGTCTGGGCAACGACAGGACAATGCTTCAAGAAAGCCCATATGGCCACCGTGGCTTTCTCCACGTAAAGAGGCAGGGATTGATTGCCAATTTTCTCCCACCAGCCTGATGGGGGCTCCTGGTCCATCCCCAGCATGCCCCACGCGCGAAGGTCCCGCACTAAGAGGGCCCTCCCCGCATCTTCCAGCTTCTTGCACACTTCGCTGGGGATATCCTCCCGCGTTGGCAAATTCATCGCCATTACTTCTTCTCCTTCTCCCTCGGCGGACGAATCTCCACTACGTGGCCCCCGAAAGCCGGGCACTGCTTGCTGGGCCGGAAACTGGCGTTCATCCAGCCCATGGAGCAGGTTCGCATGTTGTAGGCGCTGCTCCAGCCGCAGGCGAAGCACGTCTGGCTGCACTTGCCGTCCTTGCGGACCAGGGCCCGGAGTATCTTGGGCTTGTTGTCGAACTTGCCGGTCACTTCTTGGCCTTCCTCGGCACCAGGCGCTCGGGCTTCACGTAGCGGACACGGCTGATGTGCGAGCGTCCCCGCCAGTAGCGGTCACCGAACACCTGCACCTTGGCGTTGCCGGTATCCGTATATCCCAAGAGCACGCAGGGCATGGTGTAGTTGGTCCGTGCCCGTCCGAGGCAATGGCTGCACTCAAGCTCGTGCGTGGCGTCGTCTATGGTGTATTCGGGCATCACGCCTCTTTCCCCAGCAGCTCGCGGATTTCCGTGAGCGTGCTCTTGCAATCGGGACAGTCGGCGATTTCGGGGTGGTTGTCGTGGACGTAGAGCACGTCCTCCAGCAACCTTCGCATGTCGTCGATCATGCGCCCCGCCCCGGCAAAGGACTCGGCCAACGCCTCACCGTAGCCCTCGGGCTCGATGTTGGTGTATATCCGGGCCACCTCGACGGCACCGAGCATCAGGTGCGTGTACCCGTCGCGCTTCTCGATCAACATCAGCTCACGCACTCCGGCCCCGTTACCCAGCTCGGCAACCATCTCGCTCGGGGTCATCTTCTTCGGGTAACGGCATCCGACCGCCAGCTCCGGTTCCGGATGCCACTTGTAGTCTACGGCTCCCATCTCATTCCTCCTCAAGTGCCTCGTCTGCCGCTTCGCAGGCAGCCTTATAGTTAGCATTCGCGGTTGGTAAACTCGCCTCAGCACGATGGAAATAACGGAGCAAGATCATCTCCCGGACCGCCACTATTTGAGCATCGCCCTCTTCGGTGCCTCCCTCAAACCAGAATGCCTCGAACGCGGCCATGTTGCCCTCGCGCACCTCGGCGGCGAGTTTCATAAGGGTCGCGGCGACTTGCTCGCAGTCCTTGGCCGCCAGCTCCTTCTGCTCCTTGAAGTCCATCAGTCGCCCTCCCGATGCTTATCCTCTATCCGCCTGGCGGCTTCTATCTTCTTCGACTCGTCCATGTGCACGTATATCTCGGTGCTCTGCGTGGTCGTATGCCGGAGCTCGTCGCGCACCGTCACCATGTTACGGGTCTCGTTCCAGAGCTCCAAGCCCCGGTGATGACGCAGGGCGTGAAAGGATACACCCTCGGGCAGGCCCGCTTTCCGAGCGCACCACTTGAAGATGCGGTCGGCGGTGCGGGAGCTGATGTGGTCATGACCTCTTCCGGGGAAGAGGTACTGCTGGCGCGCAGGCATTCTCTTGAGATAGGCCGAGAAGAACTTCCGCGCGAAGTCCCCGATGTGTACGGGGAGCTCGGGCGTATCCTGGCGCTTGAGCGTTGGGATGTAAACGGCGTTCTCGGACAGGTACCGGAAACAGTGGCGGTCGAGGGCCACGGCCTCGTTGATGCGTAAGCCCAGGGTCCCGGCGGCGTACAGGAGCGCGTAGGCGTAGGGCCAGGGCGATTTCTTGGCCGCACGGACCAGCTTCTCGAATTGCCCGCGGTCGAGGTATTTGTCGCGGTTGCGCTTGCGCTGGCCTTTAAGCAACGGGATCGGCCTCCTCATGGAGCGCCAAGTAGACCCGGGCACAGTCGCCCATTGTTTTCATGTCCTTCTCCGCACCGGCGGTTTCGGACGAATCGTAGCCATGCTCCAGGCAGGACTTACGAAAGGCGGCCTCGGCTTCCTGCAGGTTATACAGAACCTGCTCCGCGGTCGCTACCCGCATCCGCAGCTCCTCGTTTGCATCCTGGGATATCTCGAGACGCTCTTCAAGGTGGTCGATAGTAGCGAAGATGCGCGCCTGCCACTCGGCCTTGGCCATCATGCGCGGGTCCTTGCGGATGAAGGCCACCTGCTTGGCGTTGAGGGGCTTGACGCCGGTCATTTCTTGCCCTTCGGATACATTGCCCTGTCCTCGGCCTTGGCCTTGTCCTCGAGGAAGTCCGCGATGGCGGCTCCAACGCCCTCCTCGCGCAGCAAGGCCGCCGCATCGCGCAGGAGGTGGCCATGGGAGAAATAGCTCAGGTTGAGGGCATCGTAGGCCGCCCCGGCGAATTCTATCCGCTCGCGGACCTTCTGGGCGATGGGTCCCCAGTCGGGGATGCCTCCGAGGGCGCTTCCCACCTCGTTGACCGTTACTCGCTGGGTCTTGGCCTCGGTCGCCCAGACTTGAGCTTCGAGGAGCATGATGTCGCGCTGTTTCTCCGCCTCGGCGAGGCGCTCGTTCGTTTCCTTCCACTGCTTGCCCACCTGCCGCGCGCAGGGGCCGCACATCATCTCACCCGGGGGTTCGGACTCGTCCATCAGGGGCACCGCGCAGTGGTCGCAGCACACCGTGCTGAGGAAGTTATCGACGTCCTCGGGCTTGTAGACCCCGCACAGGTCCGATAACTGCTTCTCGAGCTTCTCCAGCGCATCGGCCAGGGGCGTCACCAAGTTCAAGAGCGCAACGGAACAATCCTCAACCACGTCATGATCTTCGTGGGAGCTAGCCGTGTCGGCCACGGCGTTGAGACGGCGAGCTTCTGCGATGAGCTCCTTAGTGGTCATGGCGTTCATCCTTCCCGCCCGGCAACCGTGCGCAGTGCCAGGTTGTGGACGCGGGACACGCCCGCGTTGGTTTCGTCGCCTGTTTCGGGCAGAACCATGGCGTTCAAGTCCACCTCACGCACCGAATCGGCCATCTCGCCAATCATGCGAACGGCCTCCTTGTCGCCACCCCCCGATGTCCACATTCGACGTATGGTATGCAGCTCACCCGCGACAAATTTGTCCGGGGCGCTTAGGCTGAGCTTCTCCCAATCTTCGGGCACCTCGATGATCACAAGGCGGGGCAGGGGCTTTTCCTCGGCGTCCATTTTCTGTTATCCCCTCTCTTCCTTATCCAACCCCAGATGCCGACGAGCGGCTCTGGATAACTCCAGGCATGCCTCAGACGGGTGTATGTCCCTGGCACAGAATGCCCCTGCCAGGCGGGGCTCGCTTAACAGTTCGGTGGGCACCAGCGTGAGGCGTCCCGGCCCCGGACAAGTGGAGCCGTCCTCGCATCCTGTCAGGCGGCAAAAGCCATACTTGTCGTTGAACCAGGGACAGTCGTCGCACTCCAAGTACTCGATTACTATTTCGGCTAGACTCATACCTTAATCTCCAAGGCTACGGAGAACGTCGGTGTCGATCCGTCGTATCCCGCAAAGAAGGCGAACATCGAAACCCACAGCTCGTCGCAGATGCAGTCGCAACGACAAGCGGGGGCTACGCTCCGGCACATTTCCAAGACCAGGTCGGCTATAGCTAGCGTGCGGTCCGCGCCGATCATCAAGTCCAGCAGGCCCTGGATGGCATCGCTATCGATCTTCACTTGTTCTTCCTCCTGTTTCGGGGCTTGGCGATGCCCTCATTCTCGATGCGGCGAATAAGGCGCTGGATCCGATGGCTGATGACGGTCGCATGCCTCTCCAGCCAGTCGTCATCGGCCCACAAAGCCTCCAGTATCTTCTTGGCCGACTTTCCGCGCGCCTGCTGGTAGTTGAGGAGCTCCCAGCTGTCATCTCCAATAGCCGCCGCCTCGCGGTCTATTTCATCGCGAGTGATAGGCTCTTCGCTCACTTGCCCTTCCTCCTCTTTACCACGAGCTCTATCGCCTTGGCCTGCTGCGGCGTTCGGATAATCCCCTTGGGGCACCCGACGGTTCTTCCTGTGAACCAGCACATGTTGCAAGCCGCCAGCGCCAGGCGCTCTTCTTTGTGCATACCGCTAAGCGGGCCCTTGTTGCTGTATCGCGGTGGTTCCGGCCAACAGGGGCGTCCCCACAGGACTATCGGGGTGTTCTTCACTTGCCCTTCCTCCTCTTCCGCGCGTTTTCGATTATCTTGTCGGCCTGGGGCCAACTGCCCTCCACGATGCTCTTGTAGTAGTCGCGGTCCATCTCGACGTGGGCGAGCTCCTCGGCAAGCTCCAAGAGGAAGGCGTACATCTCGCCTTTGGAGGCCGCCATGACCTTCCTGATCTTACGGATGCGCTGGCAAAGCGGACAGGTGCAGTCCTTGAGTTTCTTGGGCATCAGACAGCTCCGCACAGGGGACAGTCCCCATCAAGATGGGCTTCTTGGCATTCGATGGCCGCGTATAGGTAATCGTCACCGCATAATGTCTTCGCGGCATCCACCTTCCACCAGGGCACAGATTCGAGCCTGCGGATAACCTCAGCATCTAGTTTTCTCCGGCGCATGGCCCGCTTCAGGAATATCACCGCCGAGAGGAGAAAGACGACCATCACAGTCGCAAGAACCACCCTGCTCTTAAGAGCGGAGGCAATCATCAGGGCCATGCTCGACAACGATAGGATGTAGTAGGGCCAGTCCAAGGGAATGGAATCAAGCTCGCCCTTAATGAGCCAGATTTCGCGGTCGCGCACCTTCATCTTAGTAGTACCCCAGGAAGCTCATCGTCACACGGCCGTGGACCTTGCAGGTCGCGTTGTGCTCCATCTTTACCTCCCCCAAGCCGTTGATCAGGATGGTCTCGTCGGCCTTCACAAAGCGCCCACAGATAGGGCAAGTGCGCAGAAACATGGCCCCCTCGTCGCCATACGAGACCAAGGGGCTTCCCTCTTGGATCATCAGCTGGCCTCTCCGCGTGCAACCCTATCTTGCGCCAGCTTTAAGTCATCTAGAAATCCCACCAGCTTCTCGTGGTCCTCCCGATTGAGCATTTGAAAGGAGAAGAAGAATCCTCGATCTGCTGCCTTGTCGATGTATTCGTAGCACATGGAAATTTCGTCGGCGATCATCTGATCTAATGTTTCGGAGCCAAGAAGACGGAATATGGGAAAGCGCAGGTCGCCAGGCTCGTAAACACAGATCTTACCTGAAGCGATATCCTTGGCCAGTTTGCGCAGACAATCGTCGGGTCTGGGGGTATAGGAGGCTGTTTCTTGATTCATCTTACCACTCCGAGGTGCAGATGCAACAGGGCACCTGGCCCTTTTCCATGGCCTGGGCCAAGAGCGAGCCCGCTGTTTCGTCGGTCACAATGGTCTGATCGTGGTCGTGATGGAATCGCATCTCCTTGGCTAGCGGCACCGGTTCGCCGTCGAGGTCTTCGATCAACTCCTCGATGCTGCGCCAGTCGCACTGATTGTCTTTCACCGAAACCGTATCGCGCAGGTAGGCCATCAGCGCCTCGGATAGGCTCCGGCCCGCGTACCACATCGTCACGCAGGTAGAGAGGCTGTAGACCCGCCAGCGGCCGGGATAGAGCTCGAAACGCCAGGCGTCGACTTGCTCGGCGGTGGTAAGCATGTCCTTCATACCTTGTGCCCCTTCCGATTGCGCTCGTTCTCCGCGTTGTGCGGGGCAACGCAGAGCTCTACTAGGGGAAGCCGCCGCACTTCATCGGCGGCGGTCAACTTGGTGCTTCCTGCGACGTTCTGGATGTACTTGCGAACCGCGGCCTTTAGCTGGGATAGCAGCAGCTCGTACTTGTTGGCGCCGGAGTAGAACCCCTCCGAGTGCTCGTGGCTCATGCACTTGGCGCAATAGATAACGCCCTCGTCCAGGTGCCTGCCGCAGCCGTCGCAGGTGATATCTACCTGTGCCTCGGCACCCATTACTTGGCCTCCGGTTTCGGCGGATAGGGCTTTGCAAGCACGGCGCGCATCTCCGCCTCTATCTGTTCCGTAAGCACGCAGCCGTTTTCGATGTACGCCAAGATGGCCGCACGTGCCTGGGCGAGCTGTCCTTCGGCGGCATTGGCGCGAGCTTGTTCCTTGAACATGAGCGTCAGGGGATGGCGGTCCTCCTTGGCCTTCCAGCGTCGCTCGGCCTCTTCACGCCGCTTTGCAACGGTATTGGGGTGGTGCTGCCGACAGTAGCCATCCTTTACGGCCCTGCGGCTACACCGGGCCGCCCCGGCGGGCGGATAGTTTCGCGCATACCGGACCACCTTTTCCTTGCAGCGCTCTTTCTTGGGGATCATTTCTTGCTCTTCCGCTTCGCCTTCTGGCGAACGGCCTTGAACTCCGGGACCATCGAAACCAGCACTGACCAGCTCGTCACGTTGCCCTTGTAGTCGCGGACGTTGATGTCGCTGTAATGCGCGTTTGTCTGACCGTCGTGGTGTGGCTTGGCATATTCCTTTGCGGCCTGTGCGGGGCTAGTGGCGCACACCACAAGGATGCCGTCCTTCTCGCTGGCCTCGTAATGCTTAGACCAGCACCAATACTCATCGGGCATGAGGCGCGATGCCCAGCTGGGCCGTTTGCCCTTGTCTATGCGTGCTATTGATCGCATCGTTTCCCCTTCTTCCTCTTGGCCTTTTGCTTGGCCCTGGCCGCGTTCCAAGCGTCGATCTTCTCCTGGTCGGGATCCGGTGGGGGTGGCTTACGATTGCGCTTGTGGTGCTTGGCGGCGAGTATCATGGAGAGTGCGTAGGGGAGGTCCATGGTTATCTCGCCGTCACGTCTCTAGGGCCAATCTGTGAAAGCCCATCCGGGGCTTCTCCGGCGTTAATAAAGGAAATCCCCTCATCTATAAGCTCGCCCAGCAAGGGCTCTTCGCTCCCGGTCACATATGCTTCTTTGCACTGTGGAGAGCAGAAATAGACACGGCCGCCCGGGAGCCCGTTTAGATATGGCTGCCCGCGGGACCCGCGTCGAGCGCTAAGGGGTTCTCCGCAGAAGGGGCACGGATAGCTCATGGGCTCCGACCTAGTACGACTGCCCATCGGCCAGGTCGGCCAGGCGGTCGCTCTCCTTTTCCCAATCGCCGATGGCTTTCTTGATGGTGGAACAATCATCGCGGACGTGACCCTCCAGGCCCTTTCTTGAGGCCCGCACGTAGCCTATTAGCCTGTCGAGCTCCGGCCATTCGCCCGGCTTTGCATCGATTTCGGTGCGCTCTTGATCGAGCTGCTTTTCGGCCTGTTCCAGGAACGCGCAGGCCTCCTCGATAGAGCCCAATGCATCGGAAAGAAGATGGCTCACGTCTTGGTCTCCTTGGCCTGTGCGTTCACTTGGCGCCGGATTTCCCGGTAGCAAGTATGGCAGAGCCGCATCTCCGTACAGCGGCCTCTTACGACCCACACGTAGACCGTATCGCTGACGCAGAAGTTGCAACCGCCTGCATCGCGGGCCTTGGCGCGGTGTACGGTGGGATCCATCTTCACACGGCCGCCGTGATATAGCGGGCCAGGTTTTCCCCGGCTATTTCGAGATGATCGAACTCGGGGATATACTTGTCCGAGTCGTCGGCGGGTATAGCCCGCACAAGGGCCTTGGTGGCATCGCAATAGGCTTGGACGGCCTCTTCTACCCGTTCGGCGTCCAGGCGCTCCTCGTCCCGTACACGGGCCGCTTCCCGCTTTGCGTGCCCACGAGCGGCCTGCACTGCGGCAATACCCACTTCCACGGCAATGTGGACTTCCTCGGGACCCAGTTTGGCCTTGTAGAACTCCTTCATTGCCCACTCCTCGGCAGCTTCTATCTCCGCTTGGGCGGGGTTGCCGCAGGATCCGCAGTAAGGGTCTCCACATAGGCACGGTCCGCTCATTTCCTTTCCCTCCTGTTGTCCATTATGTAGACATCTCTGCCAAAGTCAAGGCATAAATTAGGTAAATACCGGACTAATAGCGTAAACCCTTGAGACTGCGGCCTGCACGGAAGGATACGGTTCTGCTTTCAGGGACGGCCTTTGCCTGGCCCTTAGGGGCCTTCACGCGCCTTTTGGCCCACCCCCGGGGCCGAAAGCTACCAAAGCCCCTCAACTCAACACAGTGGCCTTTCTGCAGGGCGGAAACCAACTCGTCCAGGAATGCGTTCAAGACGATCCGCACGGGCTCGGCCTTTACGTCAAGAGCCTCGGCCGCCCGGCGGCACAGCTCCCGCTTGTGGACCGTAACCTTCGCGGCCTTGTTGCGCTTGATGACCCACTTGGGCTTAGGCATCGGTGTTCTCCTCGGACTCCAAGGGCAGCATCTCCAGCAGGAGGTCGCGCAGGATTAACGCATCCTCCATATCAAGGAGCAATTCCCCGCCATCGCGGACCACGCTCTCAACTCGCAGGGCTTCTCTTCCTTGCCAGCTCTCGACAAACTCAAGATTGAAGTGAAGCGTGCCGGACGAGTCAATGAACGCCCCTGCCTGGGGTTTCTGGGTCTCTAGCTCTCGTCGCAGTGCCGCGAAACGCTGTCCCCAGGTATTCGGCTTAGGCATCGGTGTTCTCCTCGTCGCGCCATTCTCCAAGCATGGTGAGTATAGGCAGAACCGCCCGCACCGCATCTCGGATAGTCTCGTGGCCATCGCCATCGTAATCCTGCCGGTGCAAGAGAATGACCGCCGCCCTCCGAAGCTCCACTAATATGCCGTACAGGGGCAATGGGGTGTCCAGGCGCAGCAACCTTTCAAGGCGGCGGCTGGCCCGAAGTTCCGGCGCGTTGACGTGCATCGTGAGCTCATCTAGCCTCTCCCGCATCGCCCACATATCAAGCCAGGCGTTCTTGAGCCACTCGTCGTCCTTTTCGGTGGGAGTGGGCGAGCGCTCCTGGTCCATCACCGCATCCATGCGGGCATAGATGTCCTCGAGTTTCCGGCCTGCCGCTCTTTCCAACATCACGGACTCCTTGTAGACCCTGGCAAACTTCTCGGCCAATTTCCCTGCCTCGCCATCGGGCACCTCGCACGTTAAGAGCGGACGATTGCGGGGATCTTGGAAGAAGCATAACTCCTTGGCCATCGAGGTTACTCCTTGGCGGACGATTCGATCTCCGCCCTTATCTTCATGGCCTGATAGGTATCCAGCGACATGATCATCAGCCCGTACTCGGCCTGTAGGTTGTCGCCGCAGGCCAGGCATACGTGCGGGCAGGTCATCACGAACGAGTCGGGGTTGCCGCAGAACAAGCAGGCCTTGGGGTCGTGTTTAGTCATTGGAGCCTCCCACCGCGATGTTCTCTATTTCCTCGCGCGTCTTGGAACGCTCCAGGGCCATCTGGATGCCAATGAGGTGCGCCCGGCAACGCATGGATACCATCTTGCCCGGCAATTCTACATCCCACCAGTCGGGGCCTAAGACATACTGGCCATGCTCGCGGATCCAGACGTCCCAGTAGAACTCCGACTCCATGTGCGAAAGCATTCGCAGTTCTTCGGCCTTATCGACGGCCTTCTGGTTGTCCTCCTCTCGCTGCGTCTTAACCCACCACTCGTACCAGCGCTCGGCCTCGCGAGTGTTCCATTCCCGGTGGCCTTTCCCATTTTCGCTGGCCTCGCACTTACTAGCGAAGTAGTCGATGCCACAGCCCGCCAGGAAGTCCCAACTAATGGGGCCGCTCCACCAGTAGGTGGCGCATCCCAGGTCGCCGCGAACTACCAGCCACCGGTCGTCCATGATGGTGTAGAGCACGCGGTTGCACCAGCTGTCGTCCGGTGTGCTCCATTTGAGGTGATGGCCGTGGTCGGTCTTCAGGAAAGAGGGCTCGTGGTCCTTGAACCAGGTCGTGCGAATTGTGTGGTCCATCTTCTCATAGGCGTCCATTGGTTTCCTCCTTCTTGCCTGTGCTTACTATCGGTCTTCGGGCTCTTTCGATGTCGCGAGTCTTATTCCATCGGCAGGTACTGCACTGGCGCGCTTCTTGAAATCCGGAGCATAGCGCACCGAACGATACCTCGCCCGGCTCATGTTCAGGGCACTTCTCCGGACGATAGAGGTCCGTAGGGTTCTTGTTGCCGCTCAGGCGGGCGCAGAGGCGCGATACAAAGCTCATGCCTATCCTCCTCTTGGTCATCGCTGCCAAACCCTTATCAGGTTTACCAGCCAGAACCAGACTCGGTGCCGCATGCGAATGGGCGGCCGAGAGTACAACACTGGGCCATCGGCGAGGTACTGATAGCCATCGAGCGGTGCTGGGGCGTAGTTTGGCCATCGATACCAGCCGATGTCGTCGGTCGTCCAGGGGGAGCCCGGGTTATTTATCATCCGTCTTCGATTCCTTCAACTTCATCGCCTGTTCCCAGGCAGACCGCAGGCCCTTGAGCACGCTCATGGCGTCATCTATCCGCTGGGGTTCCTGGTAGACGTTGGCCTCCACCAGGCGGTTGTAGGAGTAGGTGTAGAGGCTGGCCAGATTGTCGCCGATCTCACCTGCTTTCTTGCGGTCCAGGGCATACAGCAGCTCCATCACGATGTTCTGGGCCTTGGTCAGATGCTGGTGGGCGGCCTCCTTGTCTTTGCGCGCCATGGCCTCCTTGCCGTCCTGGCAGTACTTCAGGGCACCGTCGTAGAGCATCAGCACCAGTTGCTCGCGACTGGCATTCTGTATCTCGGTCTTGATGTCTTCGGTCATTTCTCCTTCTCCGCCAGGGCTGCAATGATGTCCTGCGCCATGTCATAGGCGCGCCGTTCGCCCCGTTTCAACCCCGCGTGCTTGAGCATATCGTGGAGCACCTGGATGCACGTCAGGCTCTTGCCCAGCAAACTGCGAAACGCACTCTCCCTCAACCGCGACCGCTCCGCCTCGGCCTTTAGCCGCTGGAACCGGCCGTCTCGGCAGTCGCTGCACTTGCATTCGTTAGTCATGCGTCACCCCCGGCATTGGCGGCAACATGGTGCAGGCGTATCGCCCGGTCTATCACATCGCGCATGTCATCTCCCCACCTTTCGATGGTGTTGGGGTAGTATCCGTCCTCGTCGGCCTTGGGTCCGTGCGAGAGCGCCTCCTCGAGCGCCTCGCTTCGCACGACTACGCCTGGACAGTAGCTCTCGTCGCCCACGTCCTCTATCGATATGTATCGCAGGAGGAAGTCGAGACGCTCCTTGTCGGTACCACACTGTGAGTGCTTGATCCTTATCGGCATCTCAGGGCTCCTCGCGCTGGCGCTCTTTCGGCGCTTTGATTATCAGGTACTTGCCTATGGGAAGTGTGTTGATGTCGCCGCGCCACGTTTTGCTTGGGCTATCGTAGAATCCTCCGTTGCGGCCCATTATGCGATCATGCATCTCGAACACTTCCAGTTCCACGCTATCGCCCCGACCCTCTAGCTCTGTAATGGCTTGGAGTGCCTCCGTAAGCTGTGAATGTAGGCTGTCGCGTTCCTCGCGTAGCTTCTCAATCGCGGCATTGAGGAAAATGCAGCTCGCACACTGCGCATCCTTCCGGCAATGCTCGCACCCCATGCTTCCATAGTTCTCATAGCAGGACTCCCCACACTTTTGGCATACTCTTGGCCAGTGCATCACTCAATCCCCACTTTCGACGTATACCGATGGCCCCCCTTAGGCCCCCCGCCAGGCAGGCGCACGAGGTGGCCCCGCTTCCAGAGCTTGTGCAACCGCGAGCTGGCCTTGTTGCAGTCCATGCCTATCAGCTCGCTTACCTCCCATGCGGTCACCGGGCCGTGACGAACCACGCACCAGTAGACCCGATGGGCCTGGCTGTTAGCCCTTAGCATGGGTCCCCTCGCGCGCGGCCAGCCACTTCTCGAAGTGTGGCCATATCGGGTGTTTCTCGCCGGGCTGGCGCTTCATCACCGCCCCGTCTTTGCGCAGGAACAAGGGACCCAGCCACTCGTTGAAGCTCCATCGGTACTCGCGGTCATTTACGAACGCCGAGCCGAAGTCATCGTCCACGCAGATGAAACCGCAGGGGATCCTTATGCAGGCCATCGGCTAGTTCTCGGCGCATAGCTGGGCAAGAGTTCTCGGTTTGGGGCACAAACCCCTCGGGTGATAGGTATAACACCCCGTATCCTTGCCATCTATCAGGAGGGGGCGCGCCTCAGTGGGATACCCCAGCTCGCATCCAGGACAGGGGCAACCCGCCCAGTCCCGGAGGGCGCGACAACCACCGCAGCTTCGGGCCTTGCGCTTCAGCATAGCTCCCTCGAAAGCCTCTCGGCCTCCCGCCTCTGCATGTCGGCGAATCTACGCAGGGCCCCGGAAAGGGCGTGGCGGTGTGCGAGCACAAATTGGGCGTACTTCATGACGCCATCACAGCGGCAGCAATGCACAACCAAGGTGCCCGCGAGCTCGCCCACCCCCACGGTCTCATTGGGGACCTGCCCTTCGGCTACCGGGGTGCCGTATTCCTTCCCGCAGAAACCGCATTCGGCAGCATCGGTGCCGCCGTCGCAAACGGCCTCCATCAGACAATCAGCCATCATACTTAGTTGGCTCATGATCCTTTTTCCTCCCCGGCCTTCGGCTGCACATCATGCGGCCCCCACTCCACGTTGTGTCGCTTGCCCGTGTATCCGCACTCGTGGCATCCGCAGCCAAGGGCCACGCCATTCCCGTCAACGGGAGCGCCCTGCACAGGATGGCCGTCTATCGTCTCGTGACATCCGCTACACGGCGTGGTGTAGGCGAACCGCGTGAATAGCAGTGCCCCGCCGTAGCATTCATCCGGCTGTCCATCATCCGTAGTGGCGTAGCGCCTGCGGCGGTCGAGTCGTTGTTCTGCGAGCTTTTCGGCCTCTTGAATCGTCAACTCTCGCATCATTCACCCCTTTACCAACGCACAATAATGTGCCTCACCGGACAGAAAAGTTGGCCGATGGCCACTGCAATCTCAGGGCCACATAGCCCCAGCACGTTCCCTGTCGCCGGTAGATCAGATCGTTTGCTGTCGACCTGCGTGCTGCCCCGGATGGTCATCGGGGGAGTTACCAGTGGAGGTTGTGTCGCTCGCATCGGCCTAATCCTTGATACAATCCCTGAGCTCCGCTTCCAGCTTGGCCACCTCGCGCTTCAGGCGCTTGAGCCGACGCCGCTTCGCAGCCTTCTCGGGTCCGCGACGTTTTCGGCCCTTGCGAGCCTTGGCAGTCCCGTCCAGGTAGCCTGCGCCATAGGAGAAGAGCAGGCAGCCCAGGCCCGCGATCATGGAAAGCGAGCGAGTTTGGGCATCTTGAAAGCGCTCTATCGGGTCCATCACTCCTCCTCTTTCGGCACCAGCTCCCCGCACTGCGGGCAGTAGGTGCCCTCGCGGGAGATGCTCTTTGCGTCCTTGGCGTCGAAGTTGAGCTCGCACTTCGGGCATACGTAGTAACCCACCGACAGGAACCACGTGCCGTCCTGGGCGTAGAGGTGGATGTCCTCGAAGTGCGGGGCGAAGTGCGTCAGGGCCTGCTCGGCCTCGTCGCGGTCCAGGCCCTCGGGGTTCTTCTCGTCGAGGATACCCACGATGCGCCTTAACTCCTTCACCCGCTTGGGCAGGCGCGAGTTGGCGTAGGCGGCGAAGGAACGGATCCTCACGAGTTACCTCAGCTCCCTGCGGCCCGTCTTGAGGTCTGCCCCAATCTTGGCCATGGCTACCGTTCGGTCCAGGCACTGCTCCCGTTCCTCGTCCCACATGGGGCAGATGCCCAGCTTGCCGACGCAGGGGGCGCCACCTACCGAGGACTGGACGGCTATCCCGGCCTGGCCACCGACTATCTGCGGGGGCACCTGTCCGATGGTCTGCGTCACCCATGTGCGTCGATGGCAGTAGCCGCCCTGCTCGCGGATGGCCTTGAGCTGTTCCTCGGGGATAGCCGCCCCCAAGTCCATGGGCTTAGGCTCCATCAGTCCTCCTCCTCTTCGCCATCCGTACCTTCACCTTCCGCTTCGGCTTCGGCTTCCGCCCCCGCCTCCGCTTCTTCCCCGCCATCGCCTTGCGAATCGCCTTCTCCAGGCTCGCCATCGCTGTCGTTCTCCTCCGGCACTTGCACGACCTTGCCGATGTTGCCGATATCCTCCTTGGGGGTCTCCTCGATAATAGGGATGAGGGTGTCGAGCACATTGGCCACCAGGTTCGACACGCTCATGCCCAACCGCGCGGCCTGGGCCTGCCATCGCTCGGGCATCTCCTGATCGGCGTAGTAGACCGTGATGTTTCCGCGCTGCTTCTCGACCGGCGCGTCCTTCTTCTTTCTCCTCCTTGCCATGACGCTCTACTCCTTCTTGAAAAACTGCATGAGCTTGCCTATTTCGAGCTTGCACCAGCCCAACTTCTTGCGGGTGCCTGCCGAATCGGTCTCGACCACCTCCAGCTCCACGTCGTTGAGGTCGGAGGGGTCCACCCGCACCACCGCCTGGCGCTTGGGCGCATCCTCCTCGCCGGTCTTGAGCTCGAAGTTAAGATCAACCTTCACAACTGCCTCCCTTCCCGTTGCCCGCTTCACCAGGACCGCCACCGTGCGGGTAGCAGCCCCGATAAGGGCTCTTGCGGCGCTTTCTAACACATCGGCTCCAGAAATCGTTGATGGCATCCGGCGACAGGATTATCCAGGCGAGCACGGTCGCGGCGACCATGAGTATGGCCGATAGGCACCAGATGGCCGCGTCTACCAGGCGCTCCCAGAGCGTGCGAATCATCCGATGAACCCCTCGCGGTTGGCCAGCTCCAGTAGGATATCGGCGTGGCAGGGGGCCGGTGCACACCAGCACACCAGGTCTCGGCCGCGTAACTCCGGCAACGCCTCGATGAGCTGTCGGTTGCCCAGCAGCATGCTGCGATACTTCTCGATGACTTGAGTGCGCGTGCCGTCCTTGCCCACCGTAAAGGGGTTGCCCCATTTCGAGGGACGCCCCACGTAGACGGCCTCGGGCGGGATGGTATCGCGGCGCTTGTTAAGTACGCGAGGCATCACTTGCCCTCCTTGAAGGCCGCCGCGGCCATCTCGCTGATGCACTTGGCGCATACCTGACAGGGCATCAGGTTGCCCTTCTTGTATACGCGCGAGGCTGTCACGCTCACCTGGTATACCACGCCCTTACGGCGGATTTTCTTGGAGACGATGGGATGATGATAGGTGTTCTTGCGAATCTTGGCTCCGCACTCGTCGCAAATGATCATCCGGCCGTCCCCTCCAGGAATCCCAGCGTCTTCTCCACGCTGGTGCGGATGTAGGTATCGGGCACGACCATCCCCATCTCGCCGTAGTGCTCCAGGATGGCCGTCACGATGAACTCGACCATCAGGTCGCGGTCGTGGCCTCCGGGGATGCGAACCCGCGTTCCGTAGATGGCCCTCATGTTGCGGTCGAAAGCCGCGCGGTCCTGCACCGGCCGGGGGTCGGATCCCTTGCCCGCCTCGCTAGCCCCCATGGATGCTCTCCTCGTCATGCCGGTCCTCGGATGCCGCCCTCCGCAGGCGCAGGCGGTACTTCATGACCTCCTCCTCCGGGATCCCTATCAGGGCGGGGTTGAAGAAGCGGGCCTGGCCGCACTGCTTGCAGGTGATCACGATGTATATGGCGATGCGGTCCTTCACCTCGTATGGGAAGACCCCCGCCTGTATCATTGGCGCGTCCGGGTCTACCCGGTAGTCCAGGGCTCCGCACAGGCACGGCGGGGGAGCCTTCTTGTTGAACGCCCGTTGTATCTGGTACTCGATCATGTTACTTGCCCGCCAGGGCTCCCGTTACGTCGATGGGCTTCTTGAAGTTGGGCTCCCAATAGAACATGCCTTTGAGCATCTGATCTATTTGATGCTGGAGGCCCATCAGTTTCTCGTCGTCCAGTTGATCGGAAAGCCCCTCCCCACCGTTATCGTCGATGCGCTCTGCCATTTCGGTGTGCAGGTCGAAGTCGGGCGACTCCACATCGCATCCGTAGACGCGGGGCAACTGCCCCTCGCAGTCCCCATCGGCAATGTCGTCAAGCAGGATGTCCATGTCCTCGTAATACCTGTCGGTGTTCTCGAGGTATACGGGCCCCTTCCAGTCCTCCGGACGCATCTTCTCGAGGGCCTGCCACTTCTCGATCTTCTCCTTCGTGAAGTAGCACATCGAACAGAGCCCTTCGCGGACCGCGGGCGCCGTCCAGGGCGGATTGGCGTCGAGCTTGCCGCAAGCCTTGCAGGTGTACTCACGCTCGCGGCAGCACATCTCCGCCTCGCTCTCGAAGAGATGGACCTTGGCGCAGTTCGCGCAAGACCACGCTTTCCTCTCGGTAGCCTTCATATATCTTCTCCTATCAGCAATCTCGTCTTGTTGGGTTCCCGCGTCAGGAAACCCCTCGGGCACTCGGAGGATATCCGCCAGCAACGGCGGCAAGCCTCATCGCACTCTTTGCGGGTTTCATAGACCTCGGCCTTATCCTCCTTGAGGTCCGTCATGAAGCACGGATGGGTCCAGACCGTCAGCACGTTATCGAATCCTCCGCTTTGCGCGCTTCTTTGCCCGCTCGCGCTTCTCCTTCAGCGCCTTGGGCACCTTCCTCCGCTTGATGGTCCTGCACGCCATGTGTTACCTCCCTACTTGATCGCGTCCTTGTAGCTGTCGCAGACGAAGGCCAGGCGAAAGGCAACGTTCCGAGCCCGGCTGCGTTTCACGCCCCCGCCGTAGGCCAGCGACGGGAGAAATTCCTCGCCATCGGCCGCAGTGCACGTCGCGTATCGGTCGCACGCCTTCCACGGACACTTGTCGCGCGGGCGGAAGGTAATGAGGGCCTGGCCGCTGTCCGGCCTGCCGTCCTTACGGTCCTCGGTTGATGCTCTTTGCTTACTCATCGCCATCCTCCGGAATGATGCTCTGTATCTTTCCCCCGCAGTCGCACTGCATAACGTGCTCCAGCGCCTCCTCGGCGGTAAAGAACCGCTCGCAGTCGCTGCATCCGAATGTGGTCTTGGGCCGCAGGGGGCACGGCTCCACGTCCACGAGCATGCCGCGCGCGTGCAACCCCACCAACAACCCCACCTGGGCGTTTACCGCCACGCACCGGCCCTCCTGGGTTTCGATGAGATCGGCGGCACCGTGCTTGTAGAGGTTCATGGTGCCCTCGACCCCGTCATCACCGGTATCGGTAACGAGGTCGGCGTACTGGTGCATCCAGGCGGGCATCTCCCACTGGCTTTTCATCGGTCACCTCGCGGAGGGCGTTCGGACTCGCGCACGACGACCGGGTCCTTGCCCTCGCCGTGCTTGGTGATGGTTACGCGCAGGGTGCCGCAGAGCTTGCACCAGTAGGCGGACACGGTCTCGGGGAATCGCTCCAGCGCCATCACCATCTCGTAATCGTGTCGTCCCTCGGCGCAGACGCTCATTCCTCCGCCTCCAGGCCCGCACGAATCATCATCCACGCCACTATCTCCTTGGTGCCGCGGACCTGGGCCAGGTTCGCCAGCAGTTTCTTGCGGGTCTCTCGGATGGTCTTCTCGAGGCGCTCAACCCGACACTCGCGGCAGGGCTTGCCGCGGACCTTGTCGCGGTGGTCTGCGCAGAATGGCATGCGCGCCATCGCCGAGTCTAGGATGGCCTCTTTCTGCGCGGCATTCGCATCGACGGCATCGTAGGTCTTAGCCTTGATGTTCGGCTTGATGGGGTACTTCTCGCCCTCTACGCCGGTGACGATGCTGTCTCCCGGGCACACGATGTGATAGCCCTCGAGCGTGGCTACCACTCCATGCAGAGCCAACAGGTTCTCGCAATGCTCGCACTTGCCGCCGGGGTTATTTCCGTTGTATTTCTCCACCTCGGGAAGGTCCCCGTGCTTCTGCCAGGGATCCGAAATATCGACCACCACGGGCTTCTTCCTGTACTTAGCCATCAGCTGAAGTCTCCTTCGAGTAGGTCCCACGTGCCCTCTCCGGCACCGACGCGACCCCAGTGGTCATGCGCGCGGCGCAGGAGGCCGTTGGGCCCCGGCTCGGTTCTATTCTCCCGGTGGAACTCCTTCCACGAGCCATACATGGTCGGGGGCTCGTCCTTGGGCCAGTCCCCGAACTCCCTAACGGTGATGACGCGCTCCATCTCGACGGGACTGAGAGCGGTCTCATACTCGTCCACTATCCTCACGCCGGGCTTGGCCCATTCGGCCTGCCAGTCCGCCAGGCTGTTGATGTTGCGCTCGGGGTGGACGTGCAGCGCGAAGCACCAGCCCGCGGAACTCTTGCCTATGTGCACCGGCTCGTCCGAGCGCCCGCAGTGCGGGCAGGGCTCGGTCTCCATGTAATAGTTCGTGCCCATCCCCAACCTCCTGCGCAGGGGGACCGGTGGCCTATTTCCGCACCTCTGGCTCCAGGCAAGGCGTCCCTGCCCTTTCGGCTGACCACTAACGAGGACTTTACATGGTCATTCAGCGGATCACCGGGGCCTACGGTCCCCGACCGGGTCCGACACGCTACGTCTGTCGGCACCGCACCGGCCCCCCTACTGCAGATCATCCACCATCTCCTCTGTCCGGGGTGGGCTCGGTGTTTTTCTCTACCCATCCCAGGTAACAGCGGTTCTCCGGACCGTCCTGCGGGCCCATCCAGGGGCGCAGGTCCATGCGCTCGACCTTCGGGTCCCACATGAAGGTATGCATGATGCCGTTCTGTTGCTTGTCGCCCACGGCCTCGAACTTGAGGCCCTTGTTCCTGGCCATGTCGCGCATCCAGTCCAACAGGTCCGCGTTGGGCAGGAGCTTGGGGTCGGCCACCACCTTGCACATGACCTGGCTAAGGCGACGGCGAATCTCGTTTACCCGCGCGAGCGCGTACTCCTTCGGGTGCTGTTTCTTGAGGAAGTCCAGCTGTGCCCGCTCGTGCGGCGACAGCGTCTTCTCCGCCTTGTCCCACAGGTCGGCGAGGTCGCGCGGACGATTGGCGGGGTCGTTCTGGTCGCCGGGTAGGATGATCTTGCCCATCAGCCCTGTCCCCAGCTCTCGCGGTCCGAGTCCTTCTGGCCTTTGGCCATGCCCTTGGCGAGTGCCTCGCCCAGGGCCGCGGTCTTGGCCTTTTCCTCCTCCAGCATGGCCTGCTTTTCCTCGTCGGTCAGCTCGCGAGGCGGCGCGAAGGAGGTCATGGGCGGAAGCGCATCGATGACGGCATCCAGCACCTCTTCGCCGGTGTGGGCCACCTCGACGGACGGCTTGTGATCAGCGCCGAAGACCTGGCTTGCCAAGCCCACGAAGCAACAGCCCGGACGGTTGAGGGAGTCCTTAACCGCCATCACGGTCTGGGGCAGAATGTAGGCATAAGCCTTCGCATCCTCTTTGGAGCCTGCGCGCAACATCTTGAGCCACGATCCCTTCGTCTCGATCATCTCGTCTACTCCTCGCTCTTGCCTTCGACCCCGCGCTCGATGCGCTTCGCCGTGCGCCGGTTCAGGGCCTCAAGGGCTTTGCTGAGGTGGTCGATGGCCTCCTGGTTCTCCTCGCAGGGAAACTCGCCCCCCTGGAAGCACTGCAGGCGGTCCAGGACCACCGCGATAAGATCCTCGTTCTGGGCGCCGTTGACGCCGCCCTCTCCTATGGGGCCGCTCTGAAAGTTGATGTCGGCAAAGAGTCGTGGCGCCTGGCGCTCTACCGATGGCACGTCCACCACCATGTAGTGGTGGAAGGCACCTCCGGCGCCCTTCTCGTCGACGGTCATTACTCGGGTATGCTGTCCGGTAGTTACGTTGCGCTCGGGCATCTACTCGTTCTCCTTGTCAATGCGCCATGTGGCCTCGCGCACGTAGGAGTCAAAATCCTCCGCGGCGTATGGGCCGAGGTACTCGTTTACGATGTCGCGCGTGCCACCCACGTCGATGTCGGTGTGCATGAGCAGGAACATTAAGTCCTCCTCGTCCTTGTGCCTGCGGGCGGCGAGCTTCATGGCGGCAAGATGCTCGGGCTGGACCACGTTGTAGGTCTCACCTTCCACGGGGACCGCCATCCGAACGGCCTCCTGGTAGAGCTCCTCGTAGGCGTCGTCGCGGACGACCCAACACACTCGCGCTCCGTTTCCCGCGCGAAGCACGTTGCCACCAAACGACAGCGTGCCCTCGTATTCGTAATCGGGCAGCTCCTCGAGCGCCGCGATGTCTACGTCGGCGGTAAAGCGGATCGAGCCGTAGAGGCGCATGGCGAACCCGCCTATGACCGCCGCGGGGATGTTTTCCTCCCGGGCTATCTCGGCCATCTCGGTTGCCGCGGCCTCCATCTCCTCGGGGCTCAGAACCTTTGCGCGCTTGGGGGTCATTCGCTTTCTCCTGTCATGGTGGAGGCGGGGGGAATCGAACCCCCGTCCCAGCCTGTAGTCCGGTGCGCGTCTACGTGTGTAGTCAGAGATTCATTCTCGCCCGTCGTGATCCTGCTCCCTGCTGGCTCGGCTATGGGCACAGCCCCACATTTGCGGGACCAGTCAGCGGTCTTTCCGTCGCCGTCAGCCACAGTGCGGCGCCCGTCCCGAAGTCGTGGCCCCCTATCGGGCGGACGGATGGCTAAGCAGCCATCTTGAGCGGTGTGCGCTCGGCAGTTCTTTTTGCAATCGGCTTTTAACGAGGCCTGCCGATCAACCTCGACACGCGGCAACACCATCCCATCAAGCGGTCGAAACCATTTCGCCCCCATGCTGTGGGGGACCGGCGGCAACCCGCAACCGGTCCCCCGGCTCAGGGCCTTCTGGCGGAGGCCCCTCATTCCTTGTCTCCGGATAGAGAGGAGGTCCCGGCATCGCCGCGCGCCGGTGTAACGGGTCCGCACGGGACCTCGCTCTCGGTTTCTCCGAACAACGTATCCTGCCCCTGTTCCACGTCTTCCAAAGAGCAGCCTAACTTCGCGGCTTGGATCCTATCGTTGGCCACGCGCACCCAGTGGGGCTCGAGCTCGAAGCCCAGGAAGCGCCGCCCCATCGATACGCACGCCACGCCTACGGGCGAGCTTCCACAGAAGGGGTCGAGCACCAGCTCTCCCGGCTTGGTGTGGAGCTCGAGGAAGTGCTTTATCAGCTCCACCGGTTTGGGCGTGGGGTGCTCCTTGGCCTTGGGGATGACCTTCGGGACGCGGACCACGTTCGCCGTCTTCTTATCGCCCCGAACCCGGGCCCACAGTAGTTTTCCGGTCCGGCGCTTGGCTATCATGACGAACTCGTAGTTGCGGCGATAGCGCAGGCCCAGGCCCAGGCCCATCTTGTCCCACACCACCGCGTGGAAGAACTCCAGCGGGGGCTCGTCCATCATGAGCGCGACCTTGGCGAAGAGGGGCTTCGGACCACCGCCTCCGCAGCAACAGCAACACACGCAGCACTCTTTATCGAGCACCCGACCGGCCTCCACGAGCATCTTGCGGGTGATGGCCATGGCGTCGGCCTCGCCGTCGTTCGCCACGGTCTCGACCGGTTTCTCTATGTGGCGGCGCTTGCGACCCGAGAATATCTGGTCCAGGGAGCTGTTCATGTCCCCGTCGTTGTAGTCCACGCCGTAGGGCGGGTCGGTCCAAATCATGGGCACCGAGCCCGCGGGCAGTTCCTTCATGAGCTCGACGCAGTCGCCCTGGTAGACGTGGTCGAGCTCGTAGGGCCCGAGCTTGTCAGGCATCCGGGTCCTCCGCGTAGTCGATGCGCTTGTTAAGCAGGCGCCCCCGATTGATCTCCTCGCGGACACCACGCGAGTGGTTCCAGTCTTCGAGCTTCAGGACCAAGACGCTATCGGCACGGACGAGGTGCGCGAGGCAGAAGGGCTCCCAGAAAGACCAGGAGCCAGGCAAGTCGCAGAGCTGGGCTATCGGGTGGTAATGGACAATGGGACTAAAAGCCACCACGCCCCGCGTAACGAGGTCCCCGCAGAAGCGGGCGACCGCCTCGAAGCGCGCCTGGCGGACCTGCGAGCTCGCGTGGGTGTAGGGGGAGGCTATGTAGATCACTTGGCCCTCGCGGTGTAGATTCCGGGTGCCTCGCGCACGAAACGCGAGTCGTCTCCCTTGGCTTTGATCTCGCGGTTGATCGCCGAGCGGATGGTGGCCTCGGGGGTCTTGCCCTTCAGGGGCCAGGTGCCCCACTCCTTGGCAACCTCGATCATGGCCTTCACCGTCATAGGGCATCCCGCCTGGGACAGAACGCTGTAGGCCGCGTCGAGTCCGCTGAGCCTTTTCGGTTTCTCTGCGGTCACGCTCTTCTCCTCGCTCTCCCCCGCCGGTTTCGTCTTGCGCTTCATGCGCCGCCAGTTGGGATCGCCCTTGGCGAGTTGCTTAGCCACGGTAGTCCTCCGAGCACTCGGGGCAGACGATAAGTCCGTCGCCAAACGTCCAGTCGTTGGCTCCCAGCTCGTCCTCGATTGCCGCGTTCACCTCCGCGCTCGTCTGCAATCCGGTCACGTTGACCTCGATAACGAGGCCGCAGTCTTCGCACGGAATTTTCAGGACGTCCTCGAGCTCTTTCGACTTCGGATAGGGCGTCATTTCCGGCCTCCTTTCAACGGCCATAATAGCGCGCTGAAATCGGAGCGCAAGGGAAATTGTCTAGAAATTCGCGGACTTTGTTTTCCGGCCCCATTTTCGGGCCCCGGAATGCGCCCCTCAAGCGAGACCAAAACGGGACCCTAAACGGGACCCTGAAATGCCGATTTCCGAAAATCGCCACTATTCCCATTTAAAGCCCCGTGGCGCGTTTCCGGCGTATAGGGATAGCGGGTCGGAAAAAAGTCGGCACCTACCCCCCCTTTTTAGGCCAGCAATGGCCAATTTTCGGCGCCGAGGCTCGCCGAATTGCAAATTTCTTGAAATCTGGGCATTTCGGGGAGGGAGGCAGGGCGAGTAGGGGAGGGGGGTCAGAAGGGCGCATCTTTGGGCTCCTCGTCGGCGTTGAAAACCGACTCCTCGTCGAGCTCGCCGAAGGCCACCGGATCGCCTTCTTCCCGGGCCGGAAGAGGGGCGCGCCTGGGCGGAGTCGATATACTTTTCTGGTTATGCTTACGGACCTGCTTTTCGAGGTGGTTATCGACCGCGAAGGGAGAGCAGGGCTCGCCTCGTTTTTGGAGCTCGGCGATGACGCTCTTGCGCCACTCTCGAGCTCGAATGCGCTTGTCCTCTCCGGAACCCTTTGCCATCGCCTCACCCTTCGGGCAGAGGCAGGGCAGGCGATACACGCGGCAGTGGCCCGGCCCAATCCCGAGCTGCCAGGAGGCTTGCGATGAGACCCGCGACCAGGCTGCCGCGAAAGTTCCAACGCCTCCGCAAAAGCCGCATCCACCCGGACGCTCGCGTTGCTCGGTCTCGCCGGTGATGGCGCTATACGCCCTGCGAAAGTCCTCGAGGCGCGGTTTTCCCCGGGCGTCTACCCGGGCGTCGACCACCACGGCTACCAGGGGCTCGACCTGCTCGGGGCGCAGGCGGTCGAGAAACTTTCTCCAGACCGCCGCCTGCTTGGGGTCCTCCGCAGGAAAGGGACCGAAGTTCGCCTCGTAGAGCGTGAGAAATTTCTGGCGGAGGCTCAATCTTCATCCCCCCAGTCGATGGCCCTCGCCTTGCGGTCGTAGTTGCCCTCGAGAATTTTCTCGAGGTTGCCTGGACGCAGGAACCACTCCGCGTTGGCTCGCCAGCCGCGGTCGTTGCCTCCGGTCAAAAACGGCGAGTCGGGAATCTTCTCGAGCGCGGCCTCGTACTCGTCCTTCCAGCCGTTGTCCTTCAGGCGAGCCGAGAGCAGCCGAGAGCGCTTCTGGCCGA